GGGTACTGTCTACAAATAGACTTGGCAAGATCCCTTATATTTTCTTCGGGGCCTGGTATTTCACATCTGGTTTGATTGGTAAACCAAAGTGCTTCAAAAATCGCATCCTCATCAAAGCCCCCAAAGCGCATCGTGCTTCCCATGTAAAAGAGGGTGTCATGCTGCACGCCATGAACTAGCATATCACCATCTTTAAGTCTGACTAGATCTTTTTTAGCTTTTCTTTTCTCGCTTATCAGATCTAGTAAGGGCAGAGGTGCATCAGCTATCGGCTTGTCATTGATCCATTCATAAACATTCCCGTTAGGATGGATGGATGGTGGAGCTACTATGTAGCCACCTGTTCCGCGAATGTCGATTCCAGGGGCAATCTTGCCTGCACTATTCCTTATATCGCCCTTTTCGGGCATTTTGTATAGATAGTGAAAACCTCCTGATCCAGTTCTTGCAGTAAGTGTACCCCTAAAGCTTCCAATGTTTTGAACAAGGTCTTTAAAGCTTTCGTCACCACCATTCTTGGGATCGACATCAACTACAAAGAATCCACTTTTTTCTCCAGTAGCAATCCCGATGTTAGCTGAAGGGATTGCAAACCACCAATCCCCAATTTTTGTAGGGTTTGTTGTAGCATCAAGGCATCCATGTGGTACAAGCTGTCCAAGAGGGTCTTTGCTTCTCGGCTTAATCGGAAACACATGGATGCCTCTTTTAGCGAGGGCCTGTGCTTCCGACTTAAATGATATTTTCTTCTCTGCGCTCATGCTGCCTTCTTAAGGTTAGTAAGATTGTTAGGCTGAAAGATGTCATTGTGCTGTTCCCATATTCTTTTTGCGGCATAAACCAGCCTCAATCTCCACTTTCCCTTCCATGTCTTGTAGAATTGCAATTCACCAAGGTCAAAGCTACTAAGCATAGTAGCTACATTGTGATGCCCGCCTTCCCATATTTGGCGTCCAGTCAAGTTGTGTCTAGACACTTCAGATCCTTCTTCTAAATAAAGACCGCTTATTTGTGGAAAGAGAAAGACTGCAACTTTACCAAAGCCTCTGAAAGGAAGTTGACTATACTTATATGCTTGGTTTATCCAATCGCCTATTTCAACACCACGCTTTTTACCAACCGCTTTAATCTCAATCCCTATAGGAAAATTGCCATTATTGTCCGATTTATGTACTGCAATCACATCAATCCGGCTTGATCCATCTTCACTCAGTACTTCACGTCTGACATGGAAATATTTAGAAAGAGTGTCTGAAACCATCTTTTGTATTTCACTTTCTGGCACCCCGTAGAGATGGGATACCCTTGCGGATAAGAGATGTCTATCTGATTCTTTGGCCTTATCAATCTCCTCTTTTTTTGTCATGCCGCTTGCCTGCTGTATAGCGCTTCACTCACCTCGCCTTTGGTTTGCGGCTTCTTAGCTTCCTGCTGTCTCTTTTTCAATCCCGCAAATATGCGCTGAAACTCCTCGGCAGTCAGTTCCTTCATGGAGTCGGTTCTTTCATTGCTTGCATGCTTCACAAGATTGCGGCGCTTCTCATCCCACTGACTACCATAGAGTTCGCCACCGATAGCATGAAACTGGGTGCGCTCCTGATCTGAGTAAGGTGGTGTTGACACCGCTGGTTCGGGAGCTGTAGGTGCTGACTCGGTTTGCTGTGGTAGTTCTCTTTTCTGCTTGGGCTCAACGCCTTTAAGCCATTCTATCAGTGGTGCTGAAAGGTTCTTGCCTGGCTTCGGCAATACCTTACCCGCCAGCTGTGGACACCTTGTTTTGCTTATCAGCATTCGATTCTCAACATCCATCTCTCCCCACACATCAAACTCGTACTCCATCCCGTCACGCTGAATAGGAGCCATGCCCACCTTGTTGATCTGCGTCTTCCCTTTGCTGTCCTTCTCGATCACATATTCTTGCTTACTGCGCATGGTAGCAATAATGTGGATCTTGCTAGATATGATAGCTTCGATCATATCATTATGCATCGGTGTTGCTTTCTTCCACCCAACAAAAGAGTTGTTGGTTTTCTTTCGCGCCATCTCCTCATCCACGATCTCAAGAAGACCACCCTTGCCGTTCCACGCGTGCGAAAGACTATCAATGATTAGCACGTCGTATCCAGCGTCTTCAGCCATCTTCATAAACTCGACAAAGCGCGTGGGGCTGTAGGGCGCATCCATGTTGATAACGTCAAAGTCAAAAAGGTCTGCATACTTAGAAGCGCTGCCGTGTTCCGTGTCAATGTAGGCTGTCTTGCCACCAAGTTCCCTGGCAAGGACAAGTGAAGTAAAAGTCTTACCTGAACCACTGGGGCCGCTGATTGCCATGCGTAGCTTGGCGGCTTCTTTTGTTGCTTTCTGAAATAAATTCTGCATATCTAAGCTGTAGTTAAATTGTTAGTCACCATCCCCTGCGCACGCTGCAAAAACTGGTTAAGCTGCTCCTTGGTAGTCATCAGGTAATCACCGTTTTCTGGCGGGTCGTTAGGCCCTTGCGAGAATAGGCAGAACAGGTAGCCAGCAATGAACACGATCACCAGCAGGCTAAAATGGGCGAGTCCGCTAAGCTGCACTTCCATTATCAAGCTCATATGTGGTGACGATATTAAGATCACCGATTACGCCTTTAATCACTGCATCCCGCTCGTTTGCCATCTGGTTGCCAAGCTGGGCAAGCCTGCGGTTCGCCTGGACTTCTTGAAATAGGCGGTCGTTTTCTTCCTGTAAGCGCGCATTATCACGGCGGAGCCGCTGCATTTCGAGCGCTGTTGCTTCAGGGTGTTGGAATATCTTTGTTAACATGTCTGTACTAGCTTGTGGCATTACTGCCAGTTAGGAGGGCGGGGCGGAGGCATGGCGTTTAAGCCCCGCCCCTATGGATCAGCAAAGCGGTGCTCTTAGGTGATGCTCAATCACCCACCGCTTTCTGTGTTGTCCGGTCTTCTCTAAGATTCGCACGAGGACGATTCACCGGACAAAGAGTTGGAGCACCGGGCACAGCATTTCGCTGCGACTTGTTGGCAATTTGCCATTCACCATCCTTCGAACTACGACTCGCACGGCCCTGATGGGCGATGCTCGTTGTATCCGGTGCTCCAATGGGATTGGGTTGTGCATCCTCTGCACCTGTGCCGCTCGGTACCAGCGGGGATAGGCGTTTGGACTGGCTACGATCCATCCACAACCCAAAGTCAATCTTATAAAGAACTAAGCCCTGTCACGACAACGCCTATGAAGAGCAGTATGCAAAAGAGCCATATAAAGACCGCTATGAGCACACGGCATCCGTGCTGTTCGTCGCTATTCATTGTCAAAGGGCAGTATCAATGTGATGCTTTCAGGGGCTTTAGCAGTGCCATATTCGGCTGATTTCGCCTTATTCCACTTCTCAATGACCCCTTCGATTGTTATGGCGCACTCCCAGATCTCGTCGTCCAGACTGAGAACCCAGTCACCGTCGTGGTTCTTGCTGAGGGTTAGTATGAGTCCGTCTTCGGTCATGCTGCTATCTTGCTGTGCTGGTGTAGGCGCATGATGCCTCCAGCGTGTTTCCAAACCTTCTCCCAGCACGCGGGACATACCTTGATCTCTTGCACATCCTCGTAGACTGTGCGACTGTAATCGTAAGCCAGTTCGTCCATCGGGCAGTTGTGCGTCGTGAGCCACTCCCACCGATCCGCTTCATCGCGGTCATCTGGATACTCAGGGGGTTCGTATTGTCCGTCCTGTCCGTGCATTGCGCTACCTCATCACTGGTTTTTCAGGGTCAATCACAGTTCCTTCTCCACAGTACATATAGAATCCAATCATCTTGCTGGTGAAGTAGTATTTTCCTTCTTGCTCTATCAGCAAATCATCATCTACAAACCTATTTATGACGCTATGCTCGCTTTCTGTTACGGTGTGTGTGCAGTGCTCTGTGTAGTCAATCCATGTGAAAGGGAGCCAATTATCACCCCGTAGTTTTGCCACGATTCGCAGGTTCTTTGCTACCTGCTCATTTTCTCTTTTGCCAAACGGAGAGCCAAACAGGTTGCCTGTAAGCTCTGATGGTTTAGGTATTCGCATAACCTACCTCCTGAATCCTTCAAACTGGGTGAACGTGCGCCAAATGCGCTGCGAGAAATAGACTGCGGTTGCTCCAAGCGTGACTAGCGAAGTGCCAGCGGCAACCGTGCTACTGATGACAGTAGCCATTGGTAATGCTTCCATGATTTCAAGAGGTGTTTATGCCGCTTCGAGGTAGCGGTGCATGTCTACCATGCGCGGAGACTCGTAGGTCTCGCTATGCATGATCTCAAATTTGGTTGAGGGCTTAACCCTTCCCAGAAGAACGGCGGTAGTAGGTGCAGGTACGAACGTACCGTCTGCTACGTACAAATCGAATCGGTCTTTAGGCATTCGCAGTCCGGTGCGAACCATTTCGACGTAGTTGACAGCCTTATCATTAGGGAATGTGGCGTGAACGAACCGCAGGAGCATGAATGCTGGGTACTGCGGCAATCTTGTGTTCTTGAAGACGAGCAGAACGCTCTGTCTTTTTGTAGCCGGGGGAGTTGCGTCTATCGTAGATAAATGCTTAGTTTTCATCTGAAAATGTAAGTTTTCAGAAGCTCTGGGGAAGTTTTCGACGACGGCCCTGGAGCTTCATTTATTTAGGAGAGGTTATGCGAGGTTGAACTCCTTTTCTATCTTAGGGAGGCACAACTCAAGCGCTGTTCGAGCAACATCGGATTTGTTAGCATCTGATGCATTTACAATTGCCCTAACTCTATCCATCAAGTGGACAGGGACACGAACATCTAATCTCTCCGTTTTCTTTTCCGTTAGTTTGTCCTTGAGTGTCATTGCTTTATATTGTCACTGATAGTGTCGGACACATAATACGAATGCTAGTAGCACTTGTCAATAGTTGCAAGTAGCATTCTTGTAACGATGGTGTAACAGTTACATGCAGGAAGACAAAACACACAAAGATGCTATATTAGAGCTACTAGCTGATAGGGGAGGTGCTATGTCGCCTAAGCAGATTTCAGCGGCGACGGGGATAGGTGGGAATCAGGTAAGACAGCTAGTGGTGAGGATGATGCATGAAGGTTTAATAGAAAAAGCTAGTTACGGCAAGTACAGGGCAAAGCAGCAGCTCGGACACATCCAGAACGAGAGCGAGGTATATCCACTAGAGAACGGCGAATCGTTACCGTACTACGAAGCCTTCTTGGCTGAGAATCCTTACAGCGTTGCGATGTTTGATAAGGAGGCGCGCTTTATCCTGGCTACCGATGCCTATATAAAGACGTTCGAGATTGAAGAGCATGTGCCACTGATAGGCAAGAAGATCAGTGAGGTCTTCACCAATGAGGATTCTTTAGAGTACGAGCGTTCACTGCTTTCTGGTAACCCATCAACGAGGCTGGAAGCCAGGTACTACGAGCCGAACGGTATTCCCATGTGGTTGGCGTGGCGTTCGAAACCGTGGTACTATGTACAGTCTAAGGAGCTAGGGGGGTGGCTGGCGATTGTTAGTACTGGTACAAGTAGGGATCAGGTTGAAGCTGTTGCTAATGTCGCTTACCAGGATGACACTAAACCAGCCTTTTTATACAATGTCTCACCCGATGTAGGTGAAACTACCCACATAGAGAGCGTCCAAAATGACGATGAAGGTTTAATAAGAAATTACGTAGATAGTAGTGGGGGCAGGGTGCTCCCAAAGCATCTAGTCGATGCTATTGTATCACTCATTGACTTTGAGGTATTAGACATGGTGTTTAATGCAACAAGTGAGGGATACGACACGGTAGAAGCTGTCAGGATAGACGTAGTGAAGAAAGTGGGGGACAGACCCTACCAAATCAGTCTGAGGGTTAATGCCAAGCCTTTGGAAGGTCCCTCTAACGAGAAAGGCTCTCAGCCTAAACCGAGAGCCTAACCGCTACAGGTGGAGATCGGTCCTCCACCTTTCACGGTTCTGTGGCACGCAAGACTGTGATCTATTTGTGCCGCTTAGGGGTAGACGGAAATCCGTTCAATTAGATGCTAAGAACGGTTGTGGGGCATCAAATATTACCTAACCAACAATAACAGTCAAGACCTACATACATTTTTACAAGTAAGCATTTGCTTAAATAGTGCTGACCCAGCCTACCTCTTTTTTGGGGCGGGCTTTTTTCTTGTCACAATTCTGTAGTCATTCTGTCCCTCTTTTGTATGTGCGTTGCAGGGTTAGATATATGTGTGTAGATTGATGGCAATTCGGAATAGAAGAGTCATCTCCAAAAAGGCACATCTCCTTACCTTGCCTATATTCGGTGGGTCATAGGCAGGTAAACAGGCACATCTTAAGGAATCAGATAGGAGCGCTTAATGCGCACAGCCCCGGCTTCACGCAAGGCCGGGGCTTTTTTGTTGCCTCATATCCTTATAGGTGACAATGGAACATGTGTGGGCTTTTTCGTATATTTCATTACTTCATTGTACCCCTTTTGGGATAGTGGGGGTGGGTTTAATGTGCATCATTACCGCCCCCGCTGGTCTCTCTTAGCACGCATCCCCAGCGGCTAACGCAAATCGCACTAGTCATGCGCGCCAGACGATTCATCGTCTCACTCTTAGCAAGCGCGCTATATGTCAGTACTTACGGACCTTCAGGCGGCTTATCGCTTCCATGACGAGGAAGACAGCCATGTCTACAGGTATCACCTCACTGAGAACGGAACGCCAACGTACGCTTCAGCGAACGGCGGTTATGCGGCTAGTTTTGACGGCTCCACTGATTACCTGTCCCTATCCACAGGGATTAACCACGCTTTTCAAATTGGTGACGTTGACTGGGCAATCTCTTTGTGGTTCAAGTTCGAGGCGGGGGATGTAGGTTCTGAGGTTTCGGTTATTGGGCTAGAGAACACCGACTGGCTCATCCAGAAGAGAAGTAATGAGCGCATCCGCTTTCAGGTAAACAAGGCGAGCGGCGGCGCTGTAAATGCCGAGATTGCGGCAACGCACAGTAGCGGCACGTGGTATCACGTCTTTGCGTGGTTTGTAGCTAGTACGCAGACGATAGGCATACGCGTTGATGACACCAGCGAGTCCACAACTAGCGTTACTGATGATGTTAGTGCGCGTAGCACGACGTTCAGGGTGGGCGGCCACAATACGTCCAGCCTGATGGAAGGCGATATTGGCGAGGTCTGGATTTATAAAGGCTATATCCCATCATCTAGCGAGATAACAGAGCTTTACAATTCAGGTAGCATCTACGGCTACTTTGAAGCTACTGGGGAGACTGAGACCTATTACGATTTAGAGGACGTATACGAGAAGCGCGGCGATAGGCACGATGTACTCACTGAGGTTGGATCGCCTACTTATACCACCGGCAAAGTAGGCAACGGCGTTGAGCTTTCAGGGTCTAGCGAGTACGTGTCATCCGACGACCACATTTACAAGTACATTGAGGATGAGGACTTTTGTGGGAAGCTTTGGATATACCCGCACGCCCTAGCGAATGATGGCCTCATGGGGCAGGATAACAACAGTTATTCGCTTCAATTGCGCTCCACAGGCGCTATCAGGTTTAGGCTGAATACCTCCGGAGGAGCAAAGACTTTAGATACCACAGGGACGGTAGCTATCAACACGTGGAGCCACATCTCATTCTACCACGACAAGACCAACAATGAGATGGGCGTTCGTATCAACAACGGTACGGCAGAGACGCTGACTACATCAGGAGATACACCGGAGCCGCGTGGCACTTCATGGTCTCTTGGCTCCGTAGGCGCTGGTAACTATTTCGATGGGCTAATCGACCAGGCTAATTTCAGGCGCGGCGGCCTGTTCTCATCTACTGAGCTTTCAGATGACTACAACAGCGGCACAGGAGCGACCTTTAAGTCGGAACTGGAACTAGACTATGTAGACAACAGCAGCGCACGCAGGGTGCAGCTTCAGGCGAAAGCCGCTCAGATATCAGGCACAGGCACGGTCAACGCATCATCATGGATCATCCGTGAGGGGCAATTGCCAGCGGCTTTAATCGACTCTGACGAATCCACAGCAGAAGTCTGGGGAGCACCCAGCCTTCGTTTTTCTAAGGACGAGGCTGGTACCGACATGATACCGCTGGACATTACGACGTTCCAGCCATCATCAACGGGAGGCACAGCGGAGCTATGGACGTACACAACGGATGCTGATGCTACTAATGGTGAGGACATTTACGCCTGGTGGGGTGACGCTACGAAGTCCGCAGCGCCGCGTGATAGCTGGCTAGGCTCGAAGCGGGCGCATGCTGTCTACCGCAACGTGTATAACGCCAAGTACGACCCAACAGGGAATAGCGGGGATGTCCCAGATTCGACAGGCACTGACGACGGTACCAGCATCGGTACAATGGGTGCGCTGGTTAGCGGCCCTGGCGGTATTTGGAAAGCCTTTGATTTCGATGCATCCAATGACGAGATAGAACTAAGCGACTTCGATGTTGAGAACAACATCACGGTTGAGTTCTGGGCAAACATCCCCAACACAACCACTCAGTATGCGATTATAGGCAAGCACGACGGCACAGGAGCGAATCAGTTTGTGCTTCTCTTCTCGTCTGCTGGTAGCCTAGCGTCAATTGTTGGCGCATCTAGCCTTCAGAATACAGGGACATCGGTTACGGGCGATCATCACTGGTACGTGACGGTAGAGGAGTCAAGCGGTGACACTATCGTTAAGTGGTACAAGGATGGTGTGCTTGACGAGACGCAGACACATACAGGTGTCACCATAGGCAGCGTATCTGGTGGTAGAAAATGGACGTGGGGACAGGAGTGGGATGGCGGAGCAAGAAGTGACTACTTCGAGGACACGCTGGCAGCGATGCGCCTACGTAATGACGTGGACAGCGAGGCTTCTGATCTAGCGCTCACGCAGTACAATAACCAGAACGACCCCGAGACTTTTTGGGATCATACGTTCTCTGTCACCACGCCGACAAGCGGTGAAACAGGTACTGTAACGGATGGTGCTGATGCTGGCGATACATTCGCCGTGACGATGGCCGCGCTTGCAGCTATAACGGAAGGCGCATCAGCAGGAGAGACGTGGGCAACAGTAATCACTAGAGCAGCAGCGATAATAGAAGGCGCTTCTGCTGGCGATGCATTCAGCGCTGTTACGGGCGCAGGTGAAACAGGGGCGCTATCAGACGGCGCAGATGCTGGTGACACGTGGTTAGCGGTTTCAGCGCAGCTATCAAGCTTATCGGAAGGGGCTACCGCAACAGATGTGTTTACCGCTGTCATAACAGGGGCAGCAACAGGGGCGATAGCGGAAGGGACGGATGCGGGCGAGTCATTCGCGGCATCACTCGCAGCGCTGGCGAGCATAAGCGAAGGGGCGGTAGCTGGTGATACGTGGACAGCCACTACAGGACTCTCGGCATCAGTGACGGAAGGGGCTTCCGCCAGTGATACGTTTAGCTATCCAAGCCTAGGCTACATCACTGCTACTATCAATATTTACAATGCAATTAACGGCACAATCAACATCAAACCAGACTAATGAACGCAAATGGAAAAGCGGGCGCTGATTATGGCGCTTCGGTAACAAAAAGAAACGGCTTACGCAGCGGTGCCCGCGTAGATGGGCATTATAAGATTGTTTGCCGTGATAAAGATGGGAATATCAAGTGGGAAGACGAGATCCACAACATCGTTGTGAATGCTGGTCTCGATCACTTGTTAGATGTTACGCTATCAGGCGGCACGCAGATTACCACATGGTATGTGGGTCTAACAGACGGTACGCCAACGGTAGCCGCTGGCGATACTATGTCTAGCCACGCAGGCTGGACAGAAGTAACGGCATACGACGAAGCAAACCGCGTTACGTGGACAGATGCTGGCGTATCGAGCCAAAGCGTTACGAATAGCGCATCAACAGCTACGTTTACCTGCTCAACCAACAGTACGACGGTTGGCGGTGCGTTTCTGACAAGCAACAACACAAAGAGCGGCACGACTGGCACGCTTTACAGCGTTGGCGCTTTCTCGGGTGGGGATAAGTCGCTAGACGACAATGATACGCTTGATGTAACGGCAACCTTTACTATGGCTGACGATGGCGCTTAGTGGAAATATATATATCAGCAACGACACGCAGATAGACGTTAGTGGCCTTCAGAACGCTGCCGATAGCTCTTACCTCAATTCTGCCACTGTTACAGCTACGCTGAAGGATCAGTCTGGAACAGAGGTGAGCGGTGTATCATGGCCGCTCACCCTGTCCTATGAGGCAGCATCCAACGGTAATTACAGTGGTACGATTGACAAGGCTGTATCAGTATCTGACGGGGTGAGCTATTTCCTTGAGATTACGGCAGCACAGGGCGGGATTGATGCCTTTTGGCGTATCCGTATGCTTGCTCAGTATCGGCCTGCGTAAAAGATTGACTAGGGGACAAGCCGTATATTGTAGCTGCAAATCTAACATACTAGTGCAGCGGAAATATGGTAACATTACCCCAGAATCACGACTGGCAGGTCACGCTTAGAAATTGGATTGTAGGCAAGGACGAATCCGATTTTGAGTGCGGCCTGCCTGGTCTTTCATTTAATAAAACATACTTCGAAGATGGAGAACGACTAAAAGACGACGACATCTACCGCACCTGGATAACCTTTGAGGACTTAGGGCGGCGGATAGCTAACATCAATGGCGTGCGGATAGCGCCCTGCTGCTACACGCTTGAGGAGATAGAGGCGGAAGACGGAATCTACATGCGCCTCTATGCCAACGTGGAGCCAGCGGCGATGGCGTGGCTGTATAGCTGGGACTACCCCGGCAACCCGTACCACCAGAACGAGCAGGTAGCTAACAGGGCGTTGGTGGCGTGCATGGTGGACATGATGATGGCATATGATGACATCATGGAGCAGCGGGAGGGAGAGACAGACGAGGAATTTGCTAACAGGCAGAAATACCTTTCTCAGACGTACGGATCTGCTTTTGCGTCTTGGGCTTATGTGTTTGATGTATTTGCTGCGCGCCTTAATGTAGAGGCGAATGATGCTAGGGTGGCCTACAAAGAAGCTCTTGTCAGCTTTTACGATGCTTTTGTTGCTACAGGGCCCACAGGCATTCAAGCCGACATGGATTTACCCGTCCTGATTGGGATGCACTACACGTATCACGACAACCCAGTTCACAACAGTTATGCCCGTACATTCTTCGAAAAACACTTCAACGAAGCAGGTTACATAGACCACGGCGGCGGGTTCGACCCGTCTTACAACGGCGTGTCAATGAAGTACATGGCTTGGCTAGCACACGCAACAGGCTGGGACTTTGTTATTGATGCACTTGGTAAGATGAGTAAACTAAAGGCTCACTTGACATTCCCAGAACCCACCGATGAAGGCTTGTACAAGTTCTACGGCCCGTCTAGCATGGCAACAGCAACCGCAGACGGAAGCCCTAGAGACCAGCACTGGTCGTTTGGACGGGACGTTGCGGTTAGCTACCTGACTGATGAGGCGGCTTATCTCAGGTACACAGGGCGCAACCTGAATAGCTGGGATCAGCCTTACGGTCTGAAGACGCCCGGTGAGATGCTCCTAGATATTGAGGTCTGGACACGGCGCGCTAACGAGCAAGAGGCTAACGACACTTATGGCACGTGGACAAGGCCACTAGGCGAAACGCCTAAGATCTGGCAGCCGTCATGGCATCTGGATATCCCGCAGCTTGAATGGGATTACTATCCAGAGGGGTTCTGGAGTGAAAAAATACCTGATACAATCAATAAACCTGTCACTGTTTATGGTAGCGATTATTATATAGAGCAACATGGAGAAGACTTTGTAACTTGGCAGTTGCACGGTATGGGTGGTGCTATCCATACGGGCGGTCTGAGCTGGTACCCTGACCGTGACAACGGAGGGTTGTGTGGGCTTTCTGGTGGCTCCTTAGCAGCCTTCTGGACGGAGAAAGGCGGCATTGGCATACTAGGGCGTTCTCGTGGCAGTCAGGGTTCGACGCCGGATACCTGGGATAATATTGATTCGTGGATGGTGGAACACGTACACGGCACAGATGCGCTGGGTAATGTTGGATCAACGGCAAGGGCTGAACATCCTGTAATCACTCCCGGTATTGACAGGGAGAACGCGGTAATTACCATTGAGTCTAATCTTCATCCGTTGCCTGGGCAGTGCAGGAAAGTTTTTGATATAAACAGCGAGCGGGTGCAGGTAACAATCGAAGCGTCACAGGTGAACGGGTGGCAATCCTTATTCGCTGCAATCCCGCTGTGGCTGGGGGATGAGTATAATGGCAACGACCAGGATCCTCCGTACCCTCGCATACATGCACTACAGGGCGGGTGTTGGTATTTGCTCACAAACGAACCGTCCGAGGTAGAGGCGGTTTCTTTGTGGCGAAACAATCATCTCATAAAGATCGAATTTGAGCAGCCATATGCCGCCTATCTTGGCCCTGTATGGCTCACCAGCTACCAGCGCGGTAGGGAGCGGGGCGTGCCGCTGCATATCGACATTAAGGATGCTGGGTCTGTGCGGTATACGATATCTGGGCCTTATAAGCATGAGCTGGTGAAAGCATGAAAACACTAGATGAAATACAGAGACAAGGCGCTAATTCTTTTGCTATTGGACTGAATAAGTCGGGCAGGAATCCGTACTATCTAATCGAGAACATGCCAGCATCAACAGGGGAGACTATTGATGATTGGGCCAAGAAAGCAAATGCTTGGCAGATGGGATGGGCTATGGAAAGATTAAAAAGAACGGGCACATTATGAAAACACGTAGACAATTCTTAGGGCTGCTGGCTGGGTTGCCGCTGGTGGGGCGGCTAATGCAGCAGGAGCAAATTAAGCCTATAGCTGATGAGGTGCCTGTTGCAATGGAAATACCCGCAGGCAGTGACACTACTTCATATTACATCTGGTGGAATGGTAATGGAGAGTATTGGTATACAGATTCAGAAGGCAATTTGCTGGACGCGTCTTACACACTGTAGTCTCTCTCTGCCCGTAGAAACTAGCCCACTCCTTGTTGCAGGGGGTGGGTTTCTTCATTTGTCTTCACTCCGGTGTGTCAAGTCGTTTAGTGTATAAAATGTCAAGCTATGACTTGACAAATGTATCGAGGTATTGTATATTAAAACTGCATAATTCATGAGTATCGGATATGAGCGAAAAGAAAGATCCTCTGGTGATAGCCAAAGAAGAGCTAGGCACAATGGACATTACATTAGCACAGAAAACGATCAGAAGACTGATTAAGGAATCTGGTCTTAAGCAGGCTAAGATTTGCGAATGCATCAACAGGACAAGGGCAACGCTGCATCTTGCACTGACGACGGAAGACTATCCGCAGATATTGGTTGCTGTGCTTCAGTGTCTTGGATATGAGGCTGAAAAGAAGGTGCTCATAGAAACCAAAATCAAAACACCGAAAGGGGAGGGGCAATGAAATACTTATTCACTTGGTGGTCAATGCCCTTGTTTGCTGTTATGGTTTATGTGACAGCGTACAGACCTGAATTACTGAAGTTTTCAGGCTTTTCTAATGTCCTGAACGTTATTGCGTTGGTGTACGGTCTGATAGGTATTGTATTACTGATAATCTTTGCAATGAACAGTGATGATGAGGATTTTCAGGAGAAGCTAAAGGACCTTGCCCGAAACAAGCAAAAGATGTTTGCTGGCGACCTTAAAAGGTATGTTTGGCGGTTGTCCTTCCTTTTCGTGGTGGTGGTCTATGTCTTAAAGGGGTGGTGGTTTGGATTCGTTATGTGGCTTTTCTGGTGGGCCGGTTACAGCATTTTCCGCACTGAATACAAGAAGGCCAAGAAGAAAGTTGAAGCAGAGGTAGCGGAGCAATGACCAACCCGCCCCAGCCAACGCCAACGGAAATCGAAGAGCGGCTGTACAGGGCCGCATGGGAGGGGCGCGGCATCAAGCGGTTGGACTTGTTGAAGATGGCTATAGCGGGATTGCTGGTGCAGTATGAGGATGAGAGCGGCGATATGTGGTGGGAGCTAGATGAAACAATACTTTTAACCTGGAACGCGAATCAAAGGCGGTTTGTGGTTCCGAGACTTAGGGAGGTGGTGTGATGCCTGATACTGAAGTACTTGACATTGCGAAGTGGGCAGAAGACATGATACTAGGCGTGGGGGGCATGAATGATTACGAGAAATATGAGCTTGTGATCTGGAATGAGTCTGAGCGGGTAGCGGCGGCTAAGTGGATTTTGCGATGCCTAGCTAATCCGAAGAATGAAGGCAGTGAGTATGTCTTAAATGCCATTATGGAACGCAGAAAAGAGCTTACAGCATAACCCAGCAACAACCCCAGCACAATGAAACAGAAACTACAACAACTACTGGTATTCGCCTTCTGGTTGCTACTTATGGCAGTGACCGTAGCAGCCGCCAACGAGGAAGCCGTGATGAGCCTGTGGGCGGGGTGGTGGCGATGAGGCCAACTAACAAGAAGCTGATAGCTGCTATCAATGTATGGTGCGGTGGCTTTCTGTTTGCAGCGTTTGTCTTTCTGATTGCTGCAAATGTTCAGGGAAGCTGGTTGTTTGGTGGGCTTTCTTTTGCATGCGGCATGATAGGCGGGAGCATACTGGCCTACGTTAACACGGACACTAACCAACCCCCGCAGGCCGGGGATAAGAGGTAGGGATTATGACTGAAAAGAAGCAGACAGGATTGCAGGCATTTGTAAGCGGATATGAAGCTAGGGATGCCGAGTGGCTGGCGGAGGTTGAGGAGATGATAGACGATGCAAACAAAATTCTTTACGTAGATCCTGTAGAAAATTTGACTGAGAAAATGTCAATCATTTACTCCACGCAAATAAGCGTACTCGAAGAACTCAAAACCAGATTGAACTTCTCTGCTGAAAATAGCAGTGATTCCTCATTCACAGAGACGAACCTAAGCAGCTAACTGATCAGGAATTATAGTCTCTCCAGAGGCTAGCTGGGTAGTTCCTACCCTTAAAACATTACGAGCAGCATTAATATCACGATCATGTACAGCACCGCATTCACAAGCCCATCCCCGAACCTGAAGTGGAATATCGCCCCTAATCGTCCCGCATTCACTACAAGTTTTACTTGTTGGGGTCCACTGATCTATAGCAACAACTTTTCCATTGTACCATTTTGTTTTGTACTCCAGTTGTCGGCGAATCTCATACCACGACACGTCGGCGATAGCACGGGAAAGCCTACGGTTTTTCATCATGTTAGAAACCTTAAGCGTCTCTATACAAATGGTACCATACTCTTGAACAAGTTGTGTCGTGACTTTATGTATCCAATCTTGTCGCTGATCTTTTATTTTCGCGTGAATGCGTGCAACTTTGACGCGCTGTTTTTTTTGGTTCTGAGAACCAATTGTCTTGCGAGAAAGCTTTTTTTGTTCCTTTTTCAGTCTACTCAACTCTTTTTTGAAGCATTTGGGATTGTCGTATTTAACACCGTCAGATGTTATGACGGCATGAGCAAGTCCCAAATCCAATCCTACAGCTTTGGTTCTCGGCTTATAGGATTGGGGAATAAACTTAACTTTAAAGACGACGAAGTATCTATTGGCAGAGTCTTTTGTAATTGTGATACTAGATACTTCGCCTGGAAGAGGGCGGCTCCAGCGGATTTTGAGGGGCCTCGCCTGTTTAGAGAGATACACGAGTGGCTGGCTCATATCTCCTTTAAGACGAAACCCCGATTTAGTGAACTCAGCGCTTTGCTTATAGCGTCGGTTTTTAAAATTGGGGTAGCCACTACGCTTCTCAAAGAAGTTTCGATAAGCTGTTTGCAGGTGGCGAAGGCATTGTTGAAGTGGGATACAAGACACCTCATTAAGCCACTTGTATGGTTCTTCTTTTTTCCAGCCCGTCAGAAGCGCAGAGCTTTGATTGTAAGAGATTCCTTCTCCCGTTTCTTCGAAATGCCTTTTTCTCGTCTCAAGAGCTTTGTTGTATACAAATCGGACACATCCAAATGTTTGGAGAAGGGACTTTTCCTGACTCGGAGAAGGGTAAAATCGGTATTTGTAGCCAGCCACGACCATATGTTCATTGTATGTAACGGGAGGCTAAAAGTTCTAATAACCAACCCCCATCCCACGGGCGGGGATAACTAATGGAGGTTTGAAGGTATGGCAAGCTCAGAGAATAACGAACTTCACCGCCTTGTAGATGGACTAATTACAGGTGTTACCCTGACTCGTAGAGACAATGGGGATGTTGCATTATCCATTCAGACAGGAAAAGGTGTGCATCTTAGGGATTATGGAAACGTGATTGTAATGCAGACTGGAAAAGGTGTGGAATCAAAAGAAAAGACGATAAAGCAGCATGTTGAGTTTGAAATGTATAGCAGGAATTAACCAACACCATAAGGAGGTTTGAAGGTATGAGCTACAAAGGTGGACAAACGCTAAGAAATGACCAGTACAGAGATTTCGTGCTGCGCCATGTGCTTAGGCCGTATCAAACCATGATAGCGCCTGAGGGCAAGATCAGCACCCGCAAATACTACAAGCGGATTCCTGAACTCGCTGAGTCTAATCCTGAGTGGTGGGAGCGTGTTACTGATCGCTTAAGCCGGTGCTATTCTAAAATCGAGTACGGCGTGATTGATCTGGACAGTGAGACGGGCCGCTGCATCTTTCGCGGATTAACAGCAAAGGGTGTGGAGTTTATTACGCCGAAAAGACATACATCATAACTACCGATACGTGAAAGGTATCGGGAGCTAGAAATCAAGTCGAAACGCACCAAATCCCAATGAACAACCTCCAGCAGCATAACACAGCTATCCAGCGGCGAACATCAGCACAGCAGTCACAACGGGAGTACCTGAACCAGTCGAGTGACTTGATTGCTGCGTTCCTTGTTCGCTACAGAAAGAAGCCTAACACGTACTCTGCCTATTACAACGCGCTGGTTCATTTCTTCGGTACTGAAAAGGTTGATGTAAGCGCGGCCATAGGCGTGTCTGATGAGATGGTCAATGACTATTTCAACAAGCTAACGAACCACAGGGGGGAGCCATCAAGCCAGAACACGAAAGCGCAGAAGATGAGCGCTATTCGTGGCTTCTACACCTGGCTTAGAAAGAAAAAGCTAATCAGCGCCGATGAAAACCCTTTCGACGGTGATGTGCAGCAGATCAAGGTGAATAAGGGTGAGGCGTCGGTTGTGTTTCTGTCGAAAGATCAGGTGCGGGCGATGCTGGATTGCTGCGAGCACACCCGCGACGAGCTGATTGTGAAGATGCTGGTATATTTGGGGCTTAGGCGATCCGAGCTTGCTGCTGTGTGCTGTGAGCATTTCACGATGCAGGGCGCTTATAACGTGTTGATGCTGCCGTACACGAAAGGCGGTGAGGGACAGAGCGTGAAGGTGCCAGCGCATCTGATTCAGGCTATCGAGCAGCACAAGGCGGAATACGGGATAGCATCGGGGCCGCTGTTTCTGTCGTTCTCGAACTTCAACAGGGATAAGCCGATTAGCCCCGATGCAGTCTACAGGCTTATCAAGCGCCTGGTAATGAAGGCGGGGCTGCAAAGCGAAATTGGAGCACATACGCTGCGTCACACGTCGGCCATGCTAATGCTCGATGGCGGCGCTGATGTGCTCAAGGTAAAGACCGTGCTGCGTCATAGCAGCTTACAAACAACAACGGTCTACAGCCACCAGCGGGACAAGCTCGCTGATTCGGGTGTGGATTATATACGGATATAGAATTATGGCAAAACCAGTGACTATTGGGGATTATGAGTTCCCTACAAAAAAGGCCGCTAAGCAGTATGTGAGGGATATTATAGAAAGTGTTAACGAGTTTGAGCCTATTAGCGAGCCTGACCACAGCTTTTTAGTAGACCTATTGAGCAAGCATCCTGAATCTGAATCAAAGATTGGTGCAGGTATAGACTTTTTTACTGTCGAGTTAGACTCAGAATGGAAAAGGACACGCCATTTTGTTGTTCATCGTGTAGATAATAGCTCAACTGATTTTAGTTGGCATACTTGCATAGATGGGTCTTCGCATCGGTCTGACGTATTGGCTGCGATGCGAAGTATTGTCAAGTGGCAAATAATCGAGTTTAAGCGCATGGTTTTATCAGGTGACCCAATATGTCCATATACAAAAGCAAAACTTGATGAAAAGAATTCTCACGTTGACCATGTACCGCCAGATACATTCCATATGCTTGTGTCTAGATGGATGGATTCCAAAGAGATAGGCTTTAGCGACATTGGCATCAAGGGTACGGAAGACAATAGCTATGGTAGAGAGTTTAGCGATAAGTTGCTCGCTGACGAATGGAGTAGATATCACAAGAAGAATGCAAATCTTAGACTTATATCCGTAGAAGCTAATCTTTCTCACGTCAAATACGAGTAAATCCTACACCTTAGAATAACACTTATGAGGTGTTGAGCGATTTTAAACCAGAAAGACAATGAGATACAAAGTACTGGTATCATGCACGGTTGAGTTTGATCTTGAGATAGATGCCGACTCAAACGAGGAAGCAGAGAAGAAAGCAAGAGCTATTAAGGGCAAGCATGTTGCCGAATATCTCGACACTGAGGTAGTGCATGAAGATTTTTCAAACGACTACAAGAATGCATGGATTGACAGTGCCACTGTGCATGAGCAGTCACTAATAGAAAACGACAACTAAACGATTGGGGTTGTAGGTATGAGCATGAATGACGGCACGCCAGAAAGCTTAAAAAAACTTACTGATCGTGAAGCCACATTACACAAGGCTCAAGAAGAGTTGTGGCATTATAAAAAAGCCTTTGAGCTTTTAGTATTTGGTGGGCTGGTAAAACAAGAGAAGGTTGACCAAGCCCTAGATATAGCAAAGACCTTTTTCAAAAAATAACCCCCAAACCAGAGAAGGTGCGAACATAGTAGTACACGAACAATAGAGGGTTGAATATGGGAATCCAAGAATCGATTGAAAGAATCGACGAAATAAACAGGCTTATTGAAAGACTTGAGGATGAACGGGACACCCTTAATGCTTCTAAAGAGCTGCCCGTAAGAATTGAACGTGATTGGAGTGATGATAGATATCCCTATGCGGTACTGAATGACGAGCGTGAGATACTGACAAAGTTTAGTAATAAGCACGCAGCATATCGAGATCTTGTAAGAGAATCGAAGAAGGTATTTAGGGCATGGATGAACAGGCTCATTAACCAACCAAAAGAGGTGTGATATGGGTGAGTTGAAACCAACAAACAAGAAGCTCCGGGCTGTTATTAGCATCTGTTGTGCTGTTGCTTTTTTTGGTGGGTTCGTAATGATGTTTTTTGCTCTAGCAAAAGGATGGACATGGTTTGTTGCTTCGCTTTGCATTATGGCATTAACAGCTTCGACAATCGCTTATGTAAATGTCGGCGAGGAACGAATCGTATCATAAAAATCACCCCACCCGCTGAGGTGGGCAAGCGGAGTTAACATGGAATTACCAGATCAATTCACACCCGTCGATCATATACAGGACTGTGCCTTAATCACGGCCTTACACCAGGTTAACGAAGAACAAGACTACGAACTAGAAGACCCGATGGAACTAGCAAGCGACCTGCTCAGAAAACTCCATGAACTCGGTTTCTATATCGCTGAGTGTGGAAAGTCGGTAGGATTTGAACACCAGTAGAAACCGCCCCTACAGGTGAGAAAAACAAAAAGAACTATGCTGATAGTTGCCCCAAATATGGTTTTAATCAAGCCCGATGCGTGGCCTGACTCAGACGATCCGCAAGACATGAAAGCACGCGGCCAAATTGCAACCGTGATCGACTTAATGGATGATAACTTTCCAGTTGATGATAAAACCTATTCAGAGCTTTGGGTCTGTGAACTCAAAGACGGCAGTTTACAAGCTGCATTATCTGAAGAGTTGATCTTTATCAATTGAGAAACCACCCCCGGAGCTAAAGAGGAAAAGTTATGCAAGATGATTTTTGGACAAGACGACACAAGGAACAAAGTCGCAAACAGAAAGCCGATAGACCGTGGAAGGATTACCCGCTTGGAACGAAGGCTTGTGCCTTGATGGGTGGTTACTGGCTACGAGTTGAGCATGGATGGGAGTGGGCTTCAAGCGGATGTGTCTTCCCTACCCCAGGAGGTGACGCATTCGACGTTATACTACCTGAAACCGTAAGTTGAGAAACCACCCCTAGAACTGAGATAAAATGCAAAACTTAAATGATTGTTGTCCTCATTGCGGCGGAGATTCTGGCCTGGAGTGGAAAGACTATGGTTTAGTGCTTCACTACATAGCCAATTGGGGGCATGGACAAGAAAACACAGATACAAGCCGAGTCAAAAAAAGACCTACATACGGCGCCTGTATCGACTGCGGAAAACGTGTCAAGCTGCGAGGTTCTGTGTCTGAGTTTACTATTTCGAATTACGCGCCAAGCACATATTGAAATCGCAAGTTGAGAAACCACCCCTCTTATTCTAAAACCATTAAACGAGATTCGACGATGGAAGGCGAAAAGCTCATCAATATTGGCAGACAGATTGGTTCGGCTAATGGTTGGGTGACTGGCTATCAATATGCTGCCGACGCAGCGCTGGAAATGGTGAACGAAGAAATCCAGAAGTGGATGGACTGTGAAGAATTTACGGGAGAACATAAAGGTAAACTAGAAGCCCTGGAAGACCTCAAATCACAATTTAAAAGGGTATTATTTTCTCCAACAATGCCTCAGGATTAGTGCCGCGTAAAATCATCGTGCCCGATAACGCGGACTTTACGTCCGCAAAAAACGCCTTATTGGACTTTAACAAAGCATTATAAACAAAAGCCTTAGCAAAAGCCGATGATCGGCGGAGGGATTAGCTGGTGAACGAATTACAGAAAGCATGTAAGGTAATAGACGAGTTGATTGTGCTACTGCACGCACGGAATCAATTTAAGAACTCGTACATATGGGATATCGTCCCTGTACAGGAAGGAATGGAGCTTATCGCCAAGCGGATTCAAGAACCAGGAGAATACCCTGTCACAATGTGGTTAGCTGAAGAGATGAGAAAGCGTGGATACTTAGAACAACCAGGCACACCGGAGGCTGGGTGATGATAACTTTACTCACATACGCCGTTGGCGGCTTTCTTATAACACTGAACGTGCTTAGAGAGCGATCTGCCGAGTCCAGAGGTAATTCACAAAGACTCCCGCAAAACCCAACTGCGACACTCAAGTTTTCGCAGGATGTCTTTGACTCATACTTTAGTAGATACCCTAACGAAGATTTGATACCAATTACACTAAGGTCACTGATCCTTGTTATTGAGGAAACAGCAAGGGAGCGTGGAAATATCGTTGTTTGGTTAAGTAGATCAGAGACTAATTCTCTACCGGCGTAGAAACACCCTTCCCTGCTATATCGCAAGTAGGTTTTGTAATATCGCAAATCATTACTGTAATATTAGATTTAGCCTCATCTAACACCAAAGTAAACTAAGTCTAAGTTTTTCAGTATATTACGGTAAGCTGATTTATCAGCGAAGCAATTCCCCAGCAACGGGCAGGCGCTTCTAGCCTGCCGAAGATCATAGCACTTTGCAATTCCAGAAGTTCAACATCAAAGTACTTGATGGTGATGGAGAGTTTGCAGACGTTCAGGAAACGGTAGCTATTCTCGACATGTACCGCGTAGAGTCTGTTTATCAGGCAATAGATTCTAACTGCCCGATAGTCACGACCTATAGCGGTGATAAGTATGCTATCTGTTTTGACTTCGATCAGTTTGAGTCTCTGCTTCTGGAGTGTATGAATAATCGCTTGATCTACTTAACACAGTGATATGAGCTTACCAGCAGAACTAAAAGCAAGAAAGCAGAGCAGGCATCACGCCCTAATCAAAGACCTGGCAGCGCACATCAAGAGCGTCTGTGATGGTGTCCTGTTTATGGGCACTAACTACGAATCGTTCGGGTCAACACTAGAAGAACTGGTGGTGCAGGTGAAAGCCTTCCGTAATGAGTACGAGCAGGAGTACATGGTACCAGAAGAGCCAAAGGTAATCCCCCACTCCCAGTGGAAGCAGCAGCAGCTTAATGGGGCAGCGTGATGATTGATGTAGGTAAATTATCTACTTATGTGCGCAAGCTAAAGGCATCCAGCTTTTACGAGATGCGCTGGGAGTATTATTTCATCTTGCTAGGCATAGTCTGCATTTTCTTCGGCGGTAAGGATGGTGTTGTGGTTGGATTGATGATGCTATTAATGTCTAAGTTATTTGGTATCGAGAGAGCGATTAAGGAGCAAAAAAGATGATCCGCACCTACAGAGACCCCAAAGGCTACAGCTACTTCGTGGTGCTGGACAGCTGGGGCAACATAACATTTCAATCTAGCAGCTACCTGCGTGTAAGTGATGATACGGGGTGGCGGTATGTAAGTAGATAGGATGGCTAGAGGTAAGCGTATATCAGATGAGGTAAGGGCGCAGGTAATTGCTGCCCTTCTGCAAGGTCAGGGAGTTACGAAAGTTGCTGAAGACCTGGGGGTTCCACAACCTACTGTGAGTAGGATAAAGAAAGCTATCCCCCGACCTAGTCTGGATAAGGTTGAATCTAAAAAAAGAGAGTCCCTCGAAAACCTCCTAATTAATTATGTCTGTGAAGGACTTGAGACACTTACGGCTCAACTTCAGGAAGTTAGAAGACCAGAATACGTCCAGAAACAGGACGCCGCCTCTCTCGCTACCCTTCACGGTGTCATCTCAGACAAGCTTACCAGAATCCTTTCGGCTTTCGAGCCAGCAAGGGAAGAATAACGTTCATTCACTTATTGATTGGCAACCTTTAGAAGGCCCTCAGTCCGCAGCTTTTGAATGTGAGGCTGACGAGCTTCTATACGGTGGTGCTGCTGGTGGTGGTAAGACGGATTTGATTCTTGGTTTATCTCTTACAGCACACAAAACAAGTATCATATTCCGGCGCGAACTAGCGCAGATGAAAGGTGCTGATGGCATCATTGAACGATCTGTGCAAATTGTGGGTGATGATGATAGGCTTAACCGCTCTGACTACGTTTGGCGTGGCCTACCTGGTGGCCGTAACCTTGAGTTCGCTGGTGTTCCGCATGAGCACAGCAAGAACAAGTACAAGGGGCGTCCGCATGATTTGAAGTGCTTTGATGAGCTTACAGAGTTTACCAGAAGCCAGTACAGGTTTCTGATTATTTGGAACCGTACCAGTATCCCAGGACAGCGCTGCAGGGTAGTAGCCACTACCAACCCTCCTATTACCGATGATGAGTCATGGGTGATTGATGAGTGGGCACCGTGGCTAGATCCTGAGTTTCCAGATCCAGCCAAACCTGGGGAGATCAGATATTACACCTACGGTAAGCAGGATGAGCTTCTGTGGTTCAAGGAGCCGGGACCTGTTGAGATAGACGGTAAGATGCGGGACTTTAAAAGTCGCACGTTCATACCGGCAAAGCTATCAGATAACCCATATCTCGTTGACACTGGTTACGATAAGGTGCTTGATGCCCTGCCTGCAGAGCTTAGAGAAGCCTTTAAGGAAGGCGACTTCAAGACGGGCCTTGCTGCTAACCCACTTCAGGTTATCCCTACAGCATGGGCCAGAGCGGCACAGGAGCGCTGGAAAAAGCTACAGTCAGAAGGCTTTGTGCCCAATGTGCCAATGACAGCTATGGGCGTTGACCCTTCGCGTGGCGGACGTGATTCAACGGTTATTGTGCCCCGCTTTGGCGATTACGTACCAGAGATCATTGAGTACCCAGGGAAGGCGGTTCCTGATGGGCACGTAGCGGCTGGGTATATGGTAGCGCACCACAGGGACAATGCAACGGTGATTGTTGATGTTATCGGCTATGGGGCTTCTGCTTATGATAGTGCAAAGCTATCATTACCCTGTGTGCCGTTCAATGCTTCTGAGAAAAGCCTAAGGCGTGATAGTAGTGGCAAGTTTGGTTTCGTGAATAAGCGAGCCGCAGCCTATTGGCATTTACGGGAAATGCTTGATCCTGATAGTGATTATGAGGTGGCGCTTCCAGACAATAGCAGACTCAGGCAAGAGCTATGCGCACCTACATTCAAGGTTGTCAAGACAGGTATTCAAATAGAACCCAAAGATAGTATAAAAGAGCGTATTGGCAGATCCCCAGATATGGCCGATGGAGTTGTTTACGCATTCCATGTGCCTCATCTCCCTAAGCGCCGCGTGCAAACCATATAAGCCATGAATGCAGTACCACAAAAGACAGACTGGCGAGACCGTACCGACCCCTGGTACGATGAGATGGTAGACATGTGGGAGTACACCCACCAAGTCTACACTGGGAAGTATTTTGACCCTGACAACATTAAGAAATTCCTTCCTAAGAGAGCCCAGGGAGAAAGCAAGGAAAGTTACGACGACCGCGTGAAGAACGTTGATCCTGAAATGCTCTTCCCTATGCTGATTGGCTCTCTAGCGGGTCAGATTCACGCTATAGAACCCGAGATGGTGCGTGTAAGCCAGCCGGAAGGTGTTGAGGGCTTGGGCCTCTGGCAGGACGCAGCGACGCCAGCAGGTAAGATGTGGCGCAATGCAGATGGTGATGGACTGAACTACCCCGTTCACTGGCGCACCTTCACCACGAAGCTCATGTACTACATGACGATGTGGGTGTATGTCGATGGAAAAAAGATTGTCGAGGATGAAAAGGGCAAGCGAGTAGAGAAGGAACCCTCTATACACTTCATCGACCCGCAGAAGGTGCCCCGCTTCGGTACGAAGAACGGCCGCAAGACGTGGGTGATGGTGTCGCATAAGGAGATGGAGGGCGGCGAAGAGCCTGATTCGGATCAAAAGATTGTGGAAAAGAGGACAATCTATCATTTGGATGGTTGGAAGCGGTATCGAAAAGAGAAGGATGAAAATGGCCGTGATGAGTGGACAGATGATTTTGCAGGCGATCAGTTAGCGGAAGGCTCTTATGAGTTCTACGAGACGAAAGAAAAGAAGCGGAAAACATTGCCCATCTTCTGCGTCCAAATCCCGATGGATCAGTACTTGGCTTACCTACTAGCCGTTAAGTCCATGCGGCTGATGGGCAAGGAGAGCGAGCGGGACCATCTGGTACGCTATGCCTCGCTAATTACCAAGGTGGATGAGTCCTCCCCTGCTGTCTATGAAGAGCACAAGATGCAGCAGCGTGAGGGTGAGTATACGCACAATTACGACCCTGGCAGCAAGCTCTACTTTGCCTCTCCACCTATGGACCCCGCGAAGGAAAACAGGGAGATCATCAAGGAGAAGCGCGAGAACTTCTTTAGGGTAGCCTACCAGCAGCTAAACGACCAGGCGGCTCAGGTAACGGCTACGCAGATACGCCAGCAGTCACGCGGCGGCGTTGAGGCTTATTTGTCACTTGTGTCTACCACGCTGGATGAAGCGGAGAATAAGGCGCTATTCCTGAGGGAGCAGATTGAGTTTCCTGGCAAGCCCGATATGTGGGGCCATGCGATGGCGCAGCGCTCTACAGACTTCCTGCCAGCAGATCCTGACGAAAAGGACAAAATGCTGCGCGAGATGTATTTTAGTGCTGATGCTATACCAGCAACAGAGAACATGCTGCTTGATGCCGCCAAGGAACTGCATGAGCGGCGGTTTGGCGAGCTTGATGAGGAAGAAACAGAGCTACTGCGCACGGAGGTGCGCTCGTTTCTCGATGCTCGTGGTGGTGTTACTCGCAGGCTAGGCATCGGCGGCGATGGTGCTGCTACAGGTGAGCCGGTATTTGAGGAGCTTTAATTCATTTAATCCCCAGCGAAAATGGAATACGGTAAATGCAAGGATTGTGAGTTTTGGAAAGAGGCTGAAATGGAAAAGAATGGAATCAACGGTGAGTGCTATGCTTGGTCTCATAGTAGATTTCAAATGGCCTATCCATATGCCAATGCGGAATCAAAAGAAGACCAGAAATTGCTAGATAATATGGCATTAGAAATAAGTATTAGAACTCATCCCTATTTCGGCTGCATCCAATTTGAAAGCAAGGAGGTGTGATTGTGGAGATTTACTACATACAATCCCTACACGATGGGAAGTGGTTAGATTGGAATATTAGCGGAGACGAAACTGTTGATGGCGGTTTTCTTGAGAAAGAGCTTGCCTTCAGCACGCTCGATGAAATAATAAAAGAAGAGATGGAGACTAGGGAGCTAAGAGTTGTCAAGAAAAAATTGGTTGTGATTGAGGTTGTTAAGCGAGATTAATGCAACCTCCCCTATCCATATCAGACCAGCAGAAGCTAATTCAGCGCGTTCTTCGTCAGAGGCGCTTTGGCGGCTTCTCTGACCGCTTAGCCGAGGTAATCACTGAGCTGTGGTTAATGGCCGGTGACGACATTCTGGAGCACATAGCAAGCTTTCTGAGCGGTACGGGTAAGTTCACGCTAAAGGACTTCGAGGAGATAGACCGCATTGCCGATCAGTCGATGCGCACGGCATTCGGGACGAATCTTAACCCCGTTGTGCAGCAGGCAACGATTAGCGCCTATGGCAAGGGGCTTGATGAGATACGGGCGGGACTTTCTAAGAGCTTTACACTCGTAGATCAGCGGGCCATCAGCTTCATTCACGATCACCACATGTACTGGTCGCTGAACCATTACAGCAGCCACACAACGGAGCGCATCAAGCGCTTAGCAGATCAGGCAATCAGTAGCGGCATGTCAAGGCGGGATGCGGGCAAGTTCTTTGCCCGTACGATTGGCGAGGAACTGAAAAGAGATGCAGCCTACTGGGAGCTAACAGCGGATGCTATCACGACCCGCGCTAGAAGCTTTAGCAATATCGCTGCCTTTGAGGAGCTTGGCGTTGAGCGCTACATAATCAGCATCGTAGACGATCACAGAACTAGTGATATCTGCCTGTATCTTGGTGGTAAGGAGGTTGAGGTGACGAATGAGCAAGGTGAGAAGGAGGTATTGCAGCTTAAGGAGCACGAGCGGCGCTTTGATGTGGCGGATGCTGCTAAGATTAGGGATAGGATGATTGAGGCGGAGACGCCAGAGGAAGCTAAAGAGATTATGCCATGGAGAAGCCCTAAAACGGTGCTCAGTAAGTTTCCTAAGGATTTAGCACGTTCAGGGGTTATGATGCCCCCCTTTCATGGTAGATGCCGCTCACGTATTGTGATCGCGTAGCTGTTTATCGATTTCCTGTAGTTCTTTGATACGTTGGTTAATCGTTTTGCGTATTGTTTCAATGCGCTTTTTAGACACTTTGGCGTTGTTGTGGCGTGCCACGTAGAGGTAATCCTCGGAATACGCAGGGTGTACCAGAAGCTTGTAAAAGTCTCCCAGGACTTCCTCTAGATCTTTGGCTCTCATTTAGAATCCCATGAGCTGGTTAACGTAATCACGATGTGTAAGCGTAGCTGCTAATTTCCGAGCATCAAGCTTGATATCATCCTTTTTAGTCTCCTTCTTAACGATGCCCGTATACACACCGTCACAAGCGCCGAAGCCCTTCTCGAAGTGAAAAGTTGCAAATTCGTTGTTTTCGAGTCCTAGGAAGTTGTCTTTCATCGTGCTGTTGGGTTTTGATTAACTAACTATCTAAGTATAAGAATAAGTCTTATATGTATGCAATATGTGAGACAAAATAATTTTACTTTTTATGAGTAATCAAACAGAAGCATTAAAGATAGATAAGCCGCTTATGTACAGCCTAGAGTGCGAGCCTAGCGATAAAGAGATTGCCCAGGCTATCAAGGCGCTCAAGCGTATCCGTAAGACGAACTGCACAGCGGTAGTCCAGAAGGGGCAACACGGCGGCTTCTGGTGGGGCTTTACAAAAGATTTTAAAGAGGAGTAAAAATGGCAGAACCACAAGCGAGTGATTTAATACAGGACGAAACAGGGGCGCGGTCCTACTGGTGTCTACGGCAGATCTCGGCTAAGCTAGATACCGTAATCAGCAACCAGCAGGCGTCTTCATCAGCGCGCCAGCCCGAGGGCGGTGACGATACTAGCAGCACAACTTTCGGGGCGCTATCTGGCCAGGCATGTAAGGTGGTGGCCGTGTTCAACCCCTCCCTCGTTGAGGGCACGGTACGCTATGGCAGTTCGGGCACCGAGTATGCTGTGCCATCAGGCGGCGTACGCGAGTTCTTCGTGACATCCAACGCAAACGAACTGCAGTGGAAGACAGGCCTAACCGGATCACTTACAGCAATATTCTACAGCCTGGCATGACAGACTTTCCGCGCGATACCCTAAGCCGTGAGGCGGCACTAGAGAAGCAGCTTGAGGAGTGTATGATTCAGATCGCAAACTGGCAGATTGACCTAAAGAACTTACCTTTGATATTCATTGGTGGTGTTAATAGTGATTTTGAAATCATACAGGCGCTTGTACGTCGAGCTAAAGCTATTGAGCTTGAAATGAATGAGTATCTATCCAATTGAAACTAAACGACTTAACCCGTATATTATGAACTAGGCAGCAATGCCTATACATACCTCCCCACTGGGACGCAGCGTAATTAAGCGCTATATCCCAGTGGGGCTAAACCCCGAACGGGGCACTTGCCAAAGCTACGGCTTACGGTAGGTGCCCCGTTTTTTTATGTCCTTACGCTATCGGGGCAGCGCTTACGCCGAGCGCAGACAGATACGGAAAGCAAGGCGGCAAATCAGGCAACAAGCTCACTGGCAGCGCCAAACAGCCAGGATCAAATCAAATATGAATAAGGCAACAGTAAAACATCCTGAACACGGTGATCTTGAGGTAGCATTTGATGCAATCAATCTTCCAGAGGGGTTTTCAATCTCTGATGGACAGCAGCAGATTCCAGATGGCTACGTCAAGCAGGAAGTGTTCGACGCATCCGTTAAGGACCGTCTAGCAAGGCAGAAGAAATCGCTAAAAGGCGATGCCGAGTATATCCGCGAAATCATTGAAGCGAACGTACCAGGTATCCAATACGGTGAGGACGGAAAGCCTGTACTTCCTAAGCCAGCAAAGGAGGTTGATCTTGACGCCCTGAGAGATCAGGTCATACGCGAGATTGGCGACCCCTTGAAGTCAGAGAACGATGAATTGAAAGGATTTAATCAAGTCCTACTCGACTCAAAGAAAAGTTCTGACATTATGAAGGCATCGATCAAGCACGGTGTTAGTGAACAGTATTTAAAACCTGTCTCTAAGGCACCAAACTCGCCAACCTTCTGGGAGAACATGATAGCGGCAAACTACAGTTTTGCAAAAGATCATGGCGTTTTTGCGGTTCGTGAAGGTGAGGGCTTCGCGCTCAACCCCAACGGTACGCGCGAAGCTCCCCTGCTGGACATCGACTCTCACATCGCTATGCTGAAGAAAGACCCTGCTTACAGCCAGTTTTTCAAGATTGAAGGGCAGCAAGGTAGCGGATTTTCTCAGAATGGCGGTTCGGTTATCGGTGGTAAGGTCACAAGAGAAGCATTCTCGACCGGCCAGATCAGCGGTGACCAGCTTGAGAAGATTGCCAATGGCACTCTCAGAGTAACAGGATAAAGCAGATACCATATCTGCACTACTGTTTGCCAGCGATTGATGCGCCAAGATAGCGCTAAGATCGCACTTCCATTCTTAGCAAAATGGCAAACACATTAACCGATGTAATCCCTCAGATTCTAGCTCAGGGACTTATGGCGCTGCGCAACATGAACGTGATGCCTCGCCTTGTAAACTCCAACTATGGCCGCGATGCGGCTTCTAAAGGCTCGTCTATTGACGTTCCCCTTCCTGCTTCTGTAGCGGCGCGTACGGTGGCTCCTGGCGTTACTCCGGTAGCGTCTCCTGACATCACACCGACTAAAACCACGATCACGCTTGATAAGTGGTATGAAGCGCCTTTCTACCTGACAGATAAGGACATGATGGAGGCAATGGACGGCACGATTCCTATGCAGGTATCAAGCGCTGTTTCTTCTCTTGCAGATCAGGTAAACAGCGACATCTTCGCGCTCTACAAAGACGTGTATGGCTACGTAGGAACGGCAGCCACCACGCCTTTCGGTTCTGACACGTCAGACGCTACAGCGGCACGCAAGACACTGAACAACCAGAAGGCACCGCTCAACCCTCGTTACTTCGTCATCGACCCTGATGCGGAAGCCAACGCCCTGGACCTGCGTGCATTTCAGGATGCCAGCTTCTCAGGAAGCGCGGCGGCCATTCAGGAAGGTCAGATCAACCGCAAGCTTGGCTTTGCGTGGGCAATGGACCAGCAGGTGCCAACACACACCAACTCAGGTGGCGCGGGCTGGCTTGTAAATAGCGCATCTGTAGCTGTTGGTGACAGCTCTGTAGCTATCGACACAGGCTCTGGCGATCCCGCAGCAGGTGACGTGTTCACCGTTGCAGGCGATACGCAGACCTACGTTGTAAGCTCATACAGTGGTGGCACGCTCAGCTTTGCTCCTAACGCAAAGGTAGCATGGGCTGACAACGCGGCGCTGACTTTTAAAGCAACGCACGTCTCCAACCTGGCATTTCACCGCGACGCTTTCGCATTTGCTTCTCGTCCGCTCAATGACAGCGCAAACGGGCTAGGCTCAATCATTCAGAGCGCAGTCGATCCGGTCTCCGGTATCGCACTTCGCCTTGAAGTGAGCCGCCAGCACAAGCAGACGAACTGGTCTTTTGACATCCTCTACGGTGTCAAAACGATCCGTCCCGAGCTTGCTACCCGTGTGGCTGGATAAGCTGAATTTCTCTGGTAGCCTCTTCACGGGGGCTACCAGAGGTTCACTCAAAACAGAGAGCAAATGGCAACCTGTGAAACAGTAAAGATCGTGGCTGATGGCGGGTACGCTATCATCAACAAGGCGGACTTTGACAAGGGCAAGCACAAGCTTTATAGCGAGAAGAAAGCTGCTCCAAAAGCCGAACCTCAGGCAGTACCAGCAAAACCAAAATCGGCTAAGTAATGCCTCTGGCGAAGCTTCAAGATATCATCGAAAACAACGATCTGACCTACGATGTTGGGGCCAAGGTTGAGAAGTACCTCAACCGAGCCGAACAGCAGATGCGCAGGTGGATTGGTGACGAGAAGTACGAGGACATGCTAGCTGTAGATACAGCAGCGGCCTATAAGGTGGCTGAGTCTAACCGTGAGTATGCCGACACCGAGTACACTAATGTTGTTGAAGCTGAATCACTTCTAGCTTTTGCCCTTGCCCTGCCCCGCTTGAACATGCATTTAAGAGAGAAAGGCGGGCTTGTTAAGTCCACCGGATTCGCTGAGAGCATGAACTCATTCATGGGTAAGCGGGAGCTTGACAGCTACGTGCGGGACATCAATGCGCAGGCAAAGCTTCTGGTGCAGGAAATCATCTATCACGGCATTATCACCAGTGATAACCGTGTTGGATCAACCTTCGTGTTGTAATGCCCTTTCGTCGCAACTTTGATCTCAACGAGGACTTCCGGCGCGGCATGGCAGAGGTGAAGCGGGAGATGGGGATTCTGGGGCTTCAGATGGTGAAGGATGCCGCTGGCTACTTGGATGAACACAAGGTCAACATGGATGGGGACCTTAAGAAGTCTTTGGACTCCGAGGTTGAACTTTTCCTGAATGGTCTCGCTGCCAAGCTAACGGTAGGTGCAGGCGCTAAACATGCCGAGTGGGTGCACGATGGGACTAAGAAGCGCGACAAGTTTCCCCCTATCGAGCCAATTCGCTACTGGGTACGCAAGAAGCTAAATATCGTGGAGGAAGCCGAGATCAAGAGCGCTGCCTATGCAATCGCCAAGTCCATTAAGGAGCGCGGCACTTCGATGAAGGGGCAACCAAGAAGCGCACAGGGGCCGATAGGCAGACCCTTCCTTGACTTCGCTATAAACAAGCACAAAGACAAGTTTGCATCTAGGATGCAGGATGCTTTCAACCGAGGCTTTAACGCACGAGCATAGTGGCAACGAACCGCACCATATCAGAAAGCAAGGCTGACTTGAAAGCGGCTGCGGATGCCCTTCCAGCAATCTTCAGGACGACTTTCGACAGAGAGCCTACGGAGATTGGCGAGGAAGACCTGAACCTGTTCTCAACGCTTGACGGCATTGATACAGACGAGATCCAAGAGATTGATCCGCACGAAGAATGCTACGATGTGCGATACGATTTCAACATCGTCATGGTGCTAGATCGGGACTGCTTGGAGTCTGAGGTGGTGACGGTGCGCAATACGTACTTCTCTAAGCTTTTTGCGCTTACCAAAGCTGCCAAGACATACCCGTGGCGCATCGAGGACATGCGGCATTATACAAGCCACTGGGGGCACGTTGAGGGCTGGTTCATCACTGCGACGCTATCGCGGTTTACAGTAGAGGATTTTAGCTCATGAAGATAGCTATTTCAAATTGCCTCAACATGGCAAACGCCAGCGAAAAGAGACGCGCAGTTGACAGCGCCGTCTTGGCGTACTACGCTGGCCTGTCTATCAAGGGGCATGAATTAAGCCTTGTTGCTGTTGGCTCATCCAAGAAGGACAGAGACGCTGCAGAGGCGCACGGGTGGGATTACGTCGAGGCTCCTAACGATAACGTTGGTGCTAAGCGTAACACAGGAATGCAGCGGGCTATTGACTCAGGAGCGGACATTGTTTTTCGCATAGGCTCTGACGATATCCTATCCCCTGCCCTGATAAATGAGGTAGCAAGGCGCGCAGAGATTGGTCATGAAGGATATTGGGAGCTAAGAGGCTTCTACATCTACGACGTGCCATCTGGCAAGCTTGCCCTGCACCGGCTTAAGCAGTTCGCACTGGCTTTCATGCCAGAGAAGGTAAAGCCCCATTTAGAGGAAGGCAAGACGCTCTACAACGAAGATGGAAGCACGATAGACTCAGGCATCGACATACGCCTTAGAAGCTGGTGCTACCCGTGGTACATGCTAAAGGCATGCGAAGCCTTCCCCATGATCGCCCTTAAGTCGGGTGATGAGATTAACAGTTTTGAAAGAGCGATTCAGCTAGAGCCGCTCCTACACGAATTTGTGGACAATCCCCAGCTTGTTTTCACGCATTTCCCTGGATTCAACTTAACGCCTTCCACTCTTAGCGGAAAGTCTGCCGATGGACAATCGGCGAAAAGGACTAGGAAGGCATCAAACAAGAAGGTAAACGACGATGCCAAGTCCACGGCTAACTAACGGCATTACCAAGCTGGAATACTCTACTGACAATTCTACGTGGGTAGAGATTACCAAGCTGGAAGCCAACAACTCAGAAATCAGATTCCTTGAGAACAACGCTGAAGCGCAGACTTCATACGGCGGCTCTTATGGCTACCCGGAGTTTCGTGAATACGATTGCCAGTTTCTGAACCGGACAATCTTCGACACACTCAAGGGCTTTCACGATGCGGATACAGACACGTACTTCCGCTGGACGCTCGACAACGACGAGCTACACGCTACCAACATCGGTGTTCTGCCAGCGCAGCTAGTACCTGCTACCGTTACTGGCAAGCAGGACGGGCGCGGTGATCGCTACCGGCTAATGATCTCTGTCCCTAAAGACAAGATTACGGAAACGACTGCGTAAGCGAACCGATGGCTGTTATTAACGGCATACGGGCGGTAGCCATTTACGACCCTGTAACCGGCACTAGTGTGCAGATTGCAAAGGTTGTGGCTAACACCTTCGACTTTACGAAGCAGCCGCTTGGTCTAGGTGAGCGCGGCCCGATGGGTAACGTCCTAGATCAAGCGGATAGCTCCGCATGCCGTTTCCAGTTCATTGATGATGGTACTATTGCCAACCAGCTTTATACCTGGCGCAGCGCCCGTACGCGGGTCTCTATGGTGGCTGTGGGGCATTCCGTCTGCGTTCAGTGGTACGAGAAAGACCACTTTGTTCTGCGCAGGAATAGCCTCAGCGGTATGGCTCAGGGGCGCGGTGATATCTACACCTTTGAGATGGTTCGCGAGGGTCATGGTAAACACTCGATTTACCAGCAGGCCAACCTCTTAGCACACTTAGGAGGCTTAGGACAGACTTCGTGGCAAGAGGAGGGCTCGACAGAGCTTGCCAAGGGCTACACTTCAACGGGCGCGGGTACGGCGCTGTGGGTTGACCTCACAGAAAGCCAGAGCATCACGCACAACGCGCCCGACCACGGCATCTATGCGGATATCGTCTTTCCTGTGAACCTTACGGGCATCGGGCTTACGCTCTCTGCTGACATTGTAGAGACGCATACGGACACGTCAACGTCAACGGTAAGAATCGAGGGTAAGCAGTTTGGCGGTGCTACAGAGATATCTTCGGAGGTGGACAGTAGCTCGTCAAGAGCATCGACAACGCTCTCAATGGGCACAGGCAACACCGTCTACACGATTCGCGTGCTTCCCGTCCTTACCCCTACCGGCGTCACCACATCGGATGATGTGATAGGCGGTTATCCGGCTTTAAGGGTGGATGGAGGCACTACGTTTATCGACAACTAATGCAGTGTAGCTTCACATATAGCGTCACGACCTACACGTACTACGTGGATCAGCTTACTGTCACCCCGCAGGTAACGGGCAGGCAGGAGCGGCTTATTTCTGGTGATCTCGATCAGGACTTTCAGGATATAGAGTACCAGATATCTGTCAAGGGTATATGGGAGCAGGTAGGTGCAAGCACCAAGAATGTCAACGATCTCTGGCTAGACTTGCTTGGTGGTGCGGAAGTCACTTTCAAGAGCGATACAGACGACTCAACAAGCTATATCGTTATGCCAGATTTTAGGCATCAACCACGGTTCGTGGAAGTTGCCAAAGGGACGCACAAGGAAAGCGTTGAGCTTAGGCTGATTAGCAAGTCGGTGTACCAGGAGGACGATTCCACGTCTACTGGCATCGCTGATATGAGGCCGCATTATGGGGCTTAGGTTACTCGGTTACTTTGTGGTCTGTAATAGTAACTGATGTGATGTTTTTAGGGGAAACATGGTGTTCAAATGCTTTTGTTTGACCCGCTTCGATGTCCCATACGGCAACCTTTGTGACATCAACCAAAGAACTATCCTCAGATCTAAACTCAATATCCATGATAACGGCTCTAAACTCTTTTTGTGCATGATTTGTCACGCTGCCCCTTACGGTTGCAACGGATCTGCCAAGCTCAAGAGAAAGGTCTTTTATCTCAATAAGGCTCTCATTGTTGGATATGGTTTCGGGCTGTGAAGGTTGTGCCAGGTAAAGCGCCAAGAGAAGTGTCGGAATAATAATAAAGGCAGATTTTTTCATAAAGCACCCCAGACATGAAATACAAAGTATTAGCAAATCAAGAAGAGGCGTACGAGCTGGCTAAATGTACAGCCCGTACAGTGAAGGCCCTGCGGTTGTTACAGGCAAGTTCGGCATACTACACGGATCTTGAAAGATACGCCATTTCAAAAGAGCAGTGCCTAAAAGGATTCATTACAAAAGAAGAGCGCACCGAAGAGTCAATCAATTTCGAGATCACTGAACCTGAACTGAGCACGGATAATTTTCGTGATGAGGTAGCAAAGCTCCTGTTTCCCTCTGCCCCTGTTTCTGACAACATGGATGAAATCGACTACTCGGAAGTCGAGGAGGGGCTAAATGCCTTTCTAAATTTTATCGAGCCGAGGCACAGAAGGCAGAAAGCTTTATTAGCCTCACTAAGGAACTCCCTGACCGCTCCAGTCGGGAATATCGGCGCAGAGACTCAGACGGGAGACCAGTAGAAGAGGATGCTTACTTGAGAGACTTTAGGGACATATCGAGCAACCTCTACAAAGAAAACCTATGGCGTTTTGAAGCGCTGATCGTGCGCAGTGTTTCCAGTTATGACGAATACAACTCTTTGATGAATGCCCCACTGCCAGATATTGGGCTGTGGTACTTCAAGAAACGGTGTGATTAATGGCTAAAAAAAGAACCGTCGAAGTACAGCTAATCTTTGACACCAAAGACGGTAGTATTAAAGTCAAAGATTTAGAGGGGAAGCTTCATAAGCTAGACAATACCGTCCAACGTGTTGAGCGAAAGTCTTCGCGTAGTTTCCAGCGGATGGGCACCTCTGCAAAGAAGTTTCTCGGTCCTTTTGGCACTGCTGGTATCGCAAGCGGCGCAGCCGTTGCTTTTGGAGCGCTCACAAAGGCAGTCATTGATACTGGCATGAAGTTCCAGTCATCAATGGCGCGTGTGGGAGCGCTTTCTGGGGCTACAGGAGACGAACTGAGCAGACTTACCGCAACGGCGCGTGAACTAGGTGCAACAACCGTATTTAGTGCCACTGAAGCCGCTGAGGGTATGCAGTTCCTTGCAATGGCGGGCTTTGATACCAATCAGGTAATTGAAGCAATGCCGGGGCTTTTGGATCAAGCAGCAGCAGGGCAAATTGACTTAGGGCGCGCTGCAGATATTACATCAAACGTGCTTTCTGGGTTCGGGCTTACAGCAGCGGAATCGAGCCGTGTTGCAGATGTGCTTACCAAGGCATCCATTAGCAGCAATACCACTATTGAGGGGCTTGGCCAGTCTATGCAATTCGTCGCTCCTGTTGCAGCATCTTTAGGGCTTGAGCTTGAAGAACTGACAGCAGCAACGGGTATTTTGGGCGATGCTGGTATCCAAGCAACAAGAGCCGGTACTTCGCTCAGGGGATCTCTCTTACAACTTGCTACGCCATCAAAGCAGCAGCGTGCTTTGATGGATGAACTTGGATTCTCTTTTACCAAGGCTGACGGGTCAACTAAAAGCCTTGCTGAAGTTGTCGCGGATTTAGAAAAACGTACAAAGGGCATGACGGATGCGCAGCGCACCTCTACCCTTTCTGTGCTGGTTGGACAAGAGGCTGCATCAGGTTTCACTACGCTTATCAGTACTGGTAGCGAAAAGCTGAGGGAGTTTACCGAGGAGTTAGAAAATGCAGGAGGTACAGCCGAGGAGGTTGCCGCAAAACAGATTGACACGCTTGAAGGCTCAATTAAGCTTTTAAACAGCGCAACGGATGATCTGAAGATTACGCTTTTTGACACCTTTTCTGAGGACTTACAGCTTGCCATTGATGGCGCTGCCCTTAGTATGAATCGGTTCTCTGAGTTCTCGCAAAAAGGACTTGCTCCCGCACTGGCTGCGATGAAGATCCAGCTAGGCACTGGGTTTGGTGAAATAATGCGGTTTTTCGGAGCCAGTGGAGAACTAGGCGACACCATCACACAGGCTGGTGTTAGCCAGCTAGGACGACTCGCAGGGCCTATAGGGGACGGTGGGACGGGCAGTTCTACGGATGTGCCGAGCGGTGGTACGGGTACGGGCAATACAGGCGGTGGTGGTAGCGGTAGAACAAGGACTTCTGATGATTTTCTCTCAACACTAAAGAAAGAACGAGAAGAACTTATTCAGAAAGGCGAAATTACAGAGCGCCTCATAACGCTAACAACGCGAATCAATCAGCTTGAACGAGAGCGTGCGTTTGTAAGAGAAGGTGCAACCATTCAGGCAGTCGAAGCTGCGGAGCTTGAGGTTCAGAGCGTAGACAAAGCAGTAGCAGCATGGGAGCGGCGCAGGGACGCCGTATTGCAAAGTACGAAAGAAGAAATTGAAGCGGATCAGCGCCGCGCTGCAGCAAAAAGAGAGCTTGAGCAGGCAGAGCGTGACTTCGTTGAACAGCAGCTCATGTCTGTGGATTTGTCAATCCAATCAGGTAAAGACCTGGCCAACGCTGCAGCGGATGCTGCTAGACAGGCGATACAAGCGCAGATCGCTGTGCTGATTGCAAATTCACTTCCTAAAGTAGGATTCCCGTTCAACCTCGCATTATGGCCAATTGCTCAGGCGGCTTCTAGTCTAGCCCTTAACAACCTCATCCCCCAGTTCGCAACCGGAGTAACCAACTTCGGCGGCGGCGTGGCGATGGTTGGCGAGCGAGGCCCCGAGCTAGTAAGCTTGCCACAGGGCAGCAACGTAATTACCAACGAGAACACAGAGAAGCTGGTGGGTGCCATACAGGGTAGCGGCGCGGGTACTGGCAATGACTTTAGCAGCGCTATCAATTCGCAGACAAGGGCTTTATCTGAGGGGATGCAGATGCTTGGTGATAGGATTGAGCAGATGGAGGTGCGGCTTAACTACTTCGATCTAGAGGACGGCAGGAAGCGCCACAACAACCAGCAAAGACGAATCGGCAACACGGCGGGATAAATGGCTGATATCATAGGACAGGAAACATGGAGCGCTGATGGTAAGGCGTACGTGATTAAGGTCACTGAGCCAGGTGCAACCGTTACGGAGAATGCAATAAGCATTGTCTCCCCTATCCGCTTGCGTAAAGGCGATATCAACTACGAGGCGCTAGAGCCGCACCTAGAAAGCCAGATAAATTTCACAGTACGGGACAACAGCAAGCTGTTCAGTGATGCACTGCTGGGTAAGCAGATTGGTGACATTGTTCTGGAGTTTACCGAGGATGGCAGCACGATTTTCAAGGGCTACGTCGTCCCCGAATTTCAGCGCTCCCTCATCTACAAATCAAATCCGTCCTTCCGCGTTTCTGCTTACGATGGTGTTGCTGGTCTTAAGGGTATCGACTACGATCAAGGTGGCAACCAGACGGTCAGAGAGCAGATTTACAATATTGCCAATAAGATTGGCTTATCCCTTGTCACAAACATCTTTTTTGAGGATAAGGAGGACGGCGCGGACGCATCAACGGAAGCGCCTGACGCACTCAGGCTCCGCATGGAAAGCTTGCTTGATGGCGGCACTTACTACGATGCGCTCATAACGCTCTGTGAGTACTACAACGCTCAGTTCTTTCAAAGGAATGGTGAGTGGTTCTTCATGCAGCGCTCGTTAAGGGGCGCTGACATGACCAAGCATGTGGTGAACGCTAACGGCACAAGTGGCACAAAGGCAACGGTAGACTACATATACAAGGCAGACACCACCCTTCTGCACCGTGAAACATCCTTCTCTTCCGTGTGGCCTGCCAAGTCCCGCATTGAGTCAGTCCATACATACGTAGAAACAGGCTTAAGGAATGGCGATTTCTCGCAAGGTGCTAGGCATTGGAGTGATTCGAATAGCGAGGAAGTAGCGACGGGACGCAAGCTAGACGAAACGAGCGAATCTCTTGAGCAGGAAGTTGGCTTAACCTTTAGGCAGACGACTGTTACCAACAGAGACCGCGTTAACCTAACCTTTAATTTCAGTGTTGAAATTGACGGGGCAGCTACGGGTGCGGGTGATATTGAATATGGGATATTTAAGTTTATTGACCTCGCTGGCAATGAGCGTTGGTTAGATGCAACAGGAGGATGGAATAGCACTGAAACCACGCTCAAGTACAACATTGCGGATCTAGCAACAGCTTCATCTAATCCTACAACGGTGTACGACGGATCATTCACTTCAGCGGATTTTCCATTCGACCCGATGGGTGGCACACTCAAGCTGATCTTTGAGCCTTTGATTGGTGCTAATGCTTGGGTGACTTCTATCACTCACGTTGAATATCAGATAACGCACCTCAGGCCAGAGGACGACGAAGAGCCACCCCGCCCCACAGAGCAGGTATTTGGGTTAGAGACTGGCGAACTAGGAGATATTGAAAGCCACGAGTTCATCATCGGCGATGGCAATGATGACCATATTGCCCCAGGTGTTATGGAATATTTCGATGGCACCGACTGGCTAAAGACTACCGATTGGGATGGATCTGGTCAGAGCTACCACGAACTGCGGATGACTTCGCGGCACGACCAGCTAAAGCAGCGGCTACGCACAATCGAGGTATCGCACAAGTTTGGTGAGGATATTGACCTTCATCAAGGTGTAGCGTTTGACCTAGAAAACCAGGGTGCGGGACAAGTTTATATACCTACCTTTGTAGAGAAGACTTATAGCCGAAACGCAAAGATTCACTCCCGTTCAGCAGGTAAGGAGCTGCTTGGTGCGTTGGTGTCAATTCCTGTAGCTCCAACTCACATCTTCTGGGGAGATAGTGACGGTGATATCAAGAAAGCACCGATCAACACCACAAGCTATCCGTGGACACCAGAAACGATTACTTCTATCACTAGCGGTAGGGAGTTCAGGAATGGTGCTGTAGATCAGTCTAACGGCTACATCTTCACGCTTGAGGTAAACACCACAAGCAACCTCAACTACCTGATGCGTCGCAACCTTGACGGATCCAACCTGACAGAACTCTTGCAGTGGGACACGTCAGGCACTGACCCTCAAGGGTGGGCAATGTCCCTTCAGCGCATAGCGGAGCGAGTTGCTGTTGTGGTGCTTCAGTCGCCAACGAGCGGCAATAACTACGAGGTTAAAACCTACGAGTATGACGGCACGGCAGACGGTACCATCATAAGCCAGGGCGGACGCACGGCAGGACAGGCGATTGCCTTTGATGAGACAGAGACCTACATGGTGCTTGCTGATGTACTGGGTAGCAGCAAGAAGATACTGAGGGTCACTGTTTCTGACGGTACCGACTTTGAGATTTATTCAGACTTCAATCAGGACGGATCGGGAGAAGATAGCCGCTTTGTCATCGACACCACGGAAGGCAAAGTATGGTTCACCGGCCCTGATGGCAGCAACGTCAAGACAACGCACTACCCCTTCCCCGGTAGCGGGAGCGAGACAGTATGGAAAACGAATACAGACGGGATTAATGCGTGGGGCCTTGCTATCGATAGGAGTCGAGGCCGCATCTTCTACCCAACGACAACCAACGGCGATATAGCGTGGGATACCTACGCAGAGACAGACGAACAGACTGTGTTTGATCCTGGCGTTGGTAGCCATCCCGATATCGAGTGGATTTGTACAGGATTTAACTAGGGATCACTCCCACTTTTAGCAACCAAACAGCGGATTACCCGCGAAAACAATGATACCCAATAAAGTTCTTCTCAGCGGCTTAGCGGTAGCAATCATCTTCTCTCTAGTGTCTGTTATCCTGCCAGCCATCGGCGCTGATGGATTGGGCCTTGACCTTTCTTGGCTTGCCGATGGTGACATCACGTTTGCTGAGCTAGTGGCATTTCTAGGCAGCATACTAGTAGCCATCTCTAAGCCAGTACGCGACCAGATTTTATCAGTGATGGGCAAAGCTCCAGAAGCATAGCCAACGACATCCCCGCGCCCTATCGTTGTTATACTCACATACACAACCGGATCTTATTTGCTGGGGGGCAGATCCAGGGCGCGGGGTTACTTTTTGAAGGAAGCTTAAATCCTTTATTTTCAGTATATTAAGCCATACAAACCGAGGTAGTATATGGTTTGCAGGCACATCGTAATACACCATTCAGCGACGGTAAACGGTGAGGAGAGTAACTGGGAAGTTATCAGACGTTTTCATAAGGAAGAACGCGGGTGGAAAGACATAGGTTACCATGCAGGGATTGAGCGTGTGGATGGCCGTTTCGTCATTCGGTACGGTCGCAAACTAACGGAAAACGGCGCTCACTGTCCAGGGATGAATACCAGCGCGGCGGGATTCTGCTTTGTGGGCAACTTCATGAATGATCCCCCGCCCCTGCCAATGCTACAGAAGGCTTGTAGGGACTGGATACTACCAACGATGAAAGCCCACGGCATGACCCACGAAGATATTTTTATGCATAGGGAGAAGCGGCAAACAGCCTGTCCAGGCGATGCCTTTACTAAAGAGCTTCTCTTGTACGTTTTAGAATCGGTTAGCTAATGGCAAAGAAAAACAAACCAGTAAAACTGACAAAATTAGTATTCGAGATTTCAGACAGTAGAAAACTTGAATTAACGGACAATGAGGCTCAAGAGCTATACAACCTGCTTGATCTAAAATATGGTAGCAAGTTGAACTGGACGTACTACCCAACAGTGTCTCCAACAACAACTGAGCAGCCGTGGCAAGTTACTTCTGCCTGGTATGATTCTGTAACAGAACCATTAAACTCTAAGGGGTGGACAATTAAAGATGTCCGCTTTGATTAATGCTCCAGATAACCACAGACGGCAAAGCATACCCGCTAGCATCACAGCAGCGCGTGGATAACCACGAATTACGGATCTCTGACGTTGAGGCGGATATCGATGACCTAAAACGTAGGGTTGCGGAGATACTGAGCAGCACCCCCGCCCCACCTATCGAGCCAAAGCCAATAGAACCAGGCCCGCCAATCGAACTGCCTCCTGCCAATCCTCCGCAGCGTGAAGGCATCACCATCGGCCCTGATGACAATACTCAGGAAGCGGTTAATGATGCCAACGGCCAGCAGATCTGGCTCAAGGACGGCGACTACGAACCCATTATGGTACGCGGACGTACGAGAATCAAGGCTATCAACCCGCATAAGGCACGCATCAAGGGCACGATTGACTGGGGCGATGGCTGGACAAAGAATGGTGAGGTGTGGTTTAAGCCGCTCTCTTACACGTTCCATCAACACGAGGCCAAGCGCGTGCATGGCGCTGATGAGCACGGTAACGGAGCCTCTCCACGCGGCCTCGCGCACCGTGCAGCTATGCAGCCACACATGCTGGTGTGGGATGGCAAACCGATGCAGCCTGTGTATAGCGCTGGTACGCTGAACGCTGGTGAGTTCTTCTTAGAAGGCACTAGCGAAAGTCCAAAGGGATTGTGGGCCAAGTTTTCTGATACCCCTACTCCAGGGCGAGTCGAGCTAGGTATTTCTCAGTACCTAGTGAAAACGATTACAGACGATACGGATGGTGTTGAGATAGACGGCCTGGTTCTCCAGTACTGTGCGAACACTGGCGTGCATGGAGCGATCCACATGCCAACAAAGAGTGACTTCTGGAAGCTGACCAACCTCATGGTGCTCGACTCCATGAGCGAAGGCATCAGACTCCGCGGAAATAACCATCTTGTGCAGTCGTGCTTCTTTAACCGTCACGGCCACGTGGGCATTGCTGCTGAGCGGCTTTATAAGACGCAGGTAATCGACTGCGAAGCATCCCACAACGTCTGGAGATACGGCGTTGACCCGCTCTGGCACGCTGGCGGCTTCAAGGGTCAGTACGGCGTTAATGAATGCCTATTCAAAGACTACACAGCGGTTAATAACAACGGCGCTGGCTTCTGGCTAGACATACACAATTACGCCACGGTGCTAGATGGCTTCCATATCGACAACAACAGCACCTTTGGCGTGCATATAGAGCACCACTCACAGAACGGCGTGGTAGCTAACGGGATGATACGCGGGACGAGGAAGTTCTGGAATGAAGCTCACAACCGCTGGGAAGGTTCAGGTCTTCAGATACAAGGGTCGGTGACTGGGTACACGTTCGAGAACCTACAGATTCACGGTAACGCTGATGGCGCTGTCTACTACAAGAAGCAGCGTGAACCGCGTGGCGACTCCGGTAACAACGAGTTTATAAACATCAGGTATGCATCGAACGGCAACAATAACCGCTGGGCCATCCAGGGTGATATCGACGCGATGCCTGATAGTTACAACGGGATGGAAATTCCCAAGTTTGCCAACTGGTAATGATTGAGGCTTTAAGAGAAATATTCGAGACAATGGGCATGTATATGCCGCACGGACACTGCTTCATGTGGGAGCCGTGGATTTTCTGGAGCTACGTCATAAGTGATAGCCTGACAACCATTGCTTACCTGTCAGACTTTATTGCCCTTGTCTACTTCTACCACAAAAGACACGATATACAGAAAAGTTGGATAATCCCTGCTTTTGGACTTTTCATTCTGTCTTGTGGCATTGTTCATGGTCTCTTGGTGGTATCTGTTTTCAATGGTATCTACCCTGCTGTAGCAGTTGCCAAAGTCATTATGGCGTGCATATCTGTACCTGTTGCAATTGCTGTTTGGCCGATCATTTTTAGCCTTATCAAATTCCCTGCTTTAGAGGCTTACAAGCTTCTAGAAAGCACTGTCAATAATCTGGAGAAGGATAAGAAAAAGCTTGAAGACACTATCTCTGAGCTTCGTGGAAAGCTGGATAGATTCAAAGGTGACACATGACATCCCCCTATGGTGGTTTTCTGATCGCCATTCTAACCGGCATTGCCACAATGGTAGCAAACTTTAAATCGTCATTTGGTGGTGCATTTCTAGATGATGTCTTTTACAAGCTTGATGTGCCAATGGCTATTGTTGGCTTCGATGGTAAGCCAGTACATGCCAACCGTGCTTTGGAACGGCTTCTTGAGTACTCAGAAAACGAGCTTAGGAAGATGCACTTCAGGGAAATTACCGCAGACGAGGACAAGGAACGGGATACAGAATTATTTCAGGAAATCATTGACGGTCATCGCAATGACTACTGGATCACAAAGACATGGATTAGCAAGCGTGGGCACAGGGTAACAGGTGTGCTTCAGGTGATGGTAATCCGTGAGGATGATGGTACAATTAGGACAACAATTGCAGTTGTCCAGCCCCTCAAGAACAGCAACGGTAAGATGAAAGAAGAAAGCGAATCAACTTCAGGAAGCTTTGTAATTAGCGCACTAAAAGAGCTTAGGAAGACTAAGCGGCTTGGCGGCGTAGTTACTGCGCTGTTCTTCGTGCTCCTATCATTCTACCTATTCATTACAGGCGGCTTTGGGGATATCCTAGAGCTGATGGAAAAGATATTTACAAACTAGGGGTGGCGCTGGGACTTCTTAGCGTTTCTTCGCAGGTCTGTTGGACATAACACCCGGCACTACCCCTACCCTACTATGCTAAAGCTAATCTTTTTAACGGCAGTACCAGCGATCGTTGCCTGGTTGTGTGTTAAGATCGAGGAGATAAACAATGAACTGGGCGCAGCTATTAAGCACAATCATGCTGATATCAGCGGTATTGATAGTGCTTCGCATGTACATCAAATCTAAACCAGCGTAACCATGCCTCCATGGATACCCATAGGGGCTGCGGCCCTTGTTGTGTGGTGTATCGTGGCTTTCCTCATTGGATGGCTAATGAGCACAGCAAGAAAGAAGCAGCCTGAGATTATAGACTAGCTACTCTCATAAGCCCGTACGGAAAAGTGGCAAGAAATAAAAAGCGCCGACAAGACCCTAAACTTGCCGACGCGGAAGCATTACAGACAACAGATACACAAAAGGCGAGCCAACTGCCGTGGAGTATTGAGGAGAAAAGCGAGAATGTCCATGTAATTCGCATGAATCACAAGTCAGGCTGGGAGCAGTATATACTTCTAGCTTCTGACGTTCACTTCGATAACGCCAATTGCAACCGGACACTCTTCAAGAAGCACTTAGACCAGGCACTAGAGCGCCAAGCGCCTATTATCATACATGGTGACCTGCTATGTCTCATGCAGGGGAAGTATGATCCACGCAAGTCTTATGACGCTCTCCTCCCCCAGTACAAGACGGACGACTATTTCGGGGCGATACTAGAAGATGCGATTGAGTTCCTTGATCCTTACAAACACCTCATAGCTGTCATCGGCTACGGCAACCATGAGACCAGCGTACTTAAGCGCAACAACGTGGACATGATTAAGATGCTATGCAGGAATCTAGGATGCTTCAGCGGCGGCGGCCCTGTAACCAAGGGCGTTGGTAAGCACAACCGCAGAGCAACAATAGTGCGCGATGTCGATATTGTGGTATCAGGTCACATACACGAATCGTGGGTACTAGAAAACCAGCAATTCTCACTCAATGACCAGCACAAGATCGGTCACAAGAAGCAGCTTCACATCCAGTGCCCTACCTACAAAGACGAGATCGGCACGGGCGCTATGGGATGGGCTAACGAAAAGGAATTTCCTCCCAAGCCCCTTGGCGGCTGGTGGCTAAAGTTTACAGTAAGAAGCAACAAGGTTTACATGAGCGCTGAACGCGCTGAGTAACACTGCAAGCACTTCCCTCCCCTCTCACGAATGCGCCCTGAAAAGCGCACCCCTCTATGGATGACATATCCAGGTACAAGATAATTGGCGACGTGTACGAAATACAGGAAGACGGTACGCTCGTACACGTCCCGAAACACAAGGTGCTTTCCCGTATGTCTTACGCTCACGAGCGTTACGTAATTGTTGACAAAAAAGTACCTCTCATGCCACCTGAAGCCGTGTACATGGGGATCGGGATGGTGCTCATAACTCTAACACTTTGGGTCGCTGTGTGGCTGTTGGCTAAGGGGTGGTTGGTGTAAGCTAAGATGTCACGCTTTTCCATCTTAAAGCAGCTAGTTGTAATCCGTGACATTTAGCCAGCACAAGGCGTGACAGTTTGCAACTCTATTTCTTGGTGTGCATATTACATTTCTGCAATCTCGAATAGGTCACGGCAGACGTAAAGACCGTGGCTGAATTTATCTTTGATTATCCCGTATTCGTCTCGCTTCCGTGAGCCTCTTTTAGGGTAGCTCCCTACAAATGCTTCGGACGTTTTCGAGACGTGCAAAAGTGGGGCGGTACGGGAATTTAAGGATGCGGTTAAGTTAACCGCAGGAGGATATCCCCAGTGTCTTTCTTTGAATCATCTAGAAAGCTAAATCGTGACCTCGAAAAAACAGGAGGAGACGGACAAACGAGCACACCCACAATCACGATTAACGACGGCTTCAAGGTTAAGCCAGGACAACAAGTAAAGCTCCACGGTCAGGGGGCAGGTACAATTCTTAAGGCTGACGGATCGGCCTACAAAAAGCCCAAAACATCAGACGAACTAGTAGCCGAAGCGACACAGGAAGCAGAGGAGTTTTCTAACGCGAACAAGAGCAAGGTTGAAAAGGCGTACAAGTCATTCAACTGGATTGGTAATTGGGGCATCGTTGCGATAATCATCGCTGGATGCACGATGGGTATATCGTATGCATTCCAGCACAAAGCCTTCACAGATCCCGCGCTTGATTGGCTTAACTGGGTATGGGCAATCTCCACGAGTATAGGTCTTATAGTGGGGGCGTGGTTCCTGAAAACGGCTTACGACGGACTGAAGGCGGGAGCCTTCAACGGTATAGATAAGTTTGTCGTTGTTGCAATGATGGTATGGGTCTTTCTTGATGAACTAGGAGGTGGGTTTGTGCGGTTCAATCAGGACTTCGCTCAGTTCTACTTCATGATCTTCGCGCCGCTTACGGGGCCTGTTGTAGTTCTGGTTGCTAAGAGCATGGAACTACTAAACACCAAGAAGCGCAGGTCAAGGGTGTTATCGTCGATAGAGGAGAAAAGGAAACACGCTGAAGCGATGAGCAGACAACAAGCACCCTTAGATAAGATCAAATCTGAAGAGAAAGCGCGGCTTATGGGTAGTCTAGCTACCAAGATTCACCGGATGAAGGTTTCAGTAATCGCATCGCTGTATGGTACCTTTTGGGGATGGGGGGAGGCTAAAGATCAAGCTGTTGCACAGGTGGAAGCAAGAAGAAAAGAAGTAGGCAAGCACATTGAGGGATATAAGCCTAAAGGCACCAAGAAGACTACAAAAAAGTAGAGGCAGGGGAGGGGAGTAGTACCGTAAAGGTTTCTACTCGCAAACCTCGTAAGACCAGGCGCAGAAAGCGCAAGTACTCAACGTGTCAGTGTGGATGTGGTGAAGCAATCGTAAGCCCCCGCGCTGGTAAGAAGTTTCAGAATGCTACCCATCGAAAGAGATGGGAACGCCAAAGATCCAAAGCTTAACAGGTCACATTTAACTCAACCACCACAAGCCCTCATTCTGCCACTGCTAGCCAGCGGGTGGGGTGGGGGCTTTACTATTGCGGGATTACTGTAACCACTTTCCAGTTTTTCATCACGATACTGTGAGATGTGCCAATAGGAAAGGTACCTGATCCACCAAGAGTTTTTATTGCTTCTCGAATTGGGTGGTCTTCGGGGAGAACCTTAGACTTAGCAGCTTTTACGTCCACACCATCAATTCGCTCTATGTATCTGAGAACAGCATGATCTATTACACCAATTGGGCGCTCAACAGATAAATCTTTCTCCCGTTCTTGAAGCTTCTCTAAATCAGATTCGATAACCGCAAGTGCACGCTGTTCTTCCTTGACTTTGGCTAGTTGTGCCTTTTTCTGAGCAAGCTTTTCACTGATCCGCTTCCTAAGTACTTTGATTTCTGATATTACTTTGTTCATCTATCTAGCTGATTTTACTCCTGAAAGAAACACACCGGATCAATGGTATCAGAGAATTTATTACTTCTTACCATTTCGCCAAAAAGCTGTCCATCAATAGAGCCATTATCAATTCTTCTTTTGATTTCTAGCCTTATTCGCTCTGCTGCTCTATATCTTTCTTCTCTTATTGCACATAGCATCTCAGCACCTAGAACCCACTCGTTTAATTTTGTTAGGTCAGTAATCTCTTTCATATAATTTGAAACAGCCCCTCGCGGCTTTATCTTCTTTCCTCATCTAATATGCATATCGATGACTAGGGAAGAGGTTGACAAGGTTATAGATTTCTGCCAGCAGCACCAGCTAAAGCGCCCAGAGCCCACCGAGCACAGCCAGGGATGGTATAGCCTCCATTGGGAGATCTGGGGTGACCGCGGCTTCACCACCGATAGCTACGAGGCTGCACGCCACTGGTGCGCCATCATGCTGATTGAGATTGACGTTCCTGGTTACTGGGAGCACTATGGGGCAGGGGAGGAGACTGATTCTTTTCTATAGCTTTTTTGATCTCATTCAGATCTCTGTGCAGGATTAATCCCCATCCCACGATTAGGATTACGATTACTGTGGTCATGGTTTTAGGGGTTTAGGCTGCCTTGTTGAACTTCATCCCATCGTGTCTGCTGCGGTGGCAGCTTGCGCACAGCCAGACAACTTCGAGGGGTTTTGAATAGTCTTCGTGGTGCCCCTGGATATTTTCAGTAGACCCACAATCTTGACAGGGGAGACGTGTTAACCTGCCAGACTGAACAGCTCTCAGAACCTTGCGTCTTGCTTCTACCCGCTCTGGGTAGCGCTCCTTCTGAAGCTTCTTATAGTGGTAATGGTTCTGGGATATTCCGCCTTTCCAGTTTGGGTTTTTATCTCCTCGCTGATCCCTTTTGGGTGTTACTTCACGGGCGATCCACCTAGCAAGGCAGGCGCGGCTACAAAATCGGGCTTTTCCTTGGCGTACGCGGTAGGGGCGAGCAGGATAAATAGTCCCACATTCCTCACAGGGTTTATATATCGGCATAGTGCGTTTTAGTAGAGTTGCAGTAAAAAACCGCACCGAAAACCACACCGGGGAGAAATGAAAAAACCCGTAAATGCTAGCAAAATAAGCACTTACGGGTAGTCTGTCGTGGTCAGGGGCGGAATAATAAGTGCTTGTAATATATACGTTTACAGCGTATTTCAGTTCTAAATCTACCACGCTATATTGAAACGAATCGAAACCAATTAAGAACCGTGAAAGTAACGCACCGAAAACTGCACCGATATTTGAGCGTTCGGTATGCCAACCTTTAGAATTGAAATAAGAAAGGATCAAAAAGACCAAGAGGGAAGGGCACCACTTAGGCTTAGGATATCTCACAAAAACGTGCGTAGATACGTTCCCCTTGACAAAAAGATAGCCCCTCGGCACTGGAACGACAAGAAAAGGGCAGTGCGCCAATCTATGAAAGGTTCGGGTTCGTTTAATGACTATCTGCAAACTGTGCTTCAGGTTGCCAATGAGGTATTCACTGAGCTTGCAAAGCAGAACCTTGATATTACTAGCGACAGAATCAGAAACAGGGTAGTTGAAAGAATCAAGCCTCAGGGATCTGGCGGGGACTTTATGACTTATGCAAGGTCGTTTGTAGAAGATTACAAACGAGGAAATCAGGTTAGCACATATAAGAGCAATACGGTTGTTCTTAACAAGCTTGAGAAGTTTATGCCTGGTCTTTCCTTCGATGATATCACTCCCGAGTTTCTCAGGCGATTCGATGTGCATCTTAGGGAGAAGTACGGCAATAATCTCAATACGCGAAGCAAAAATCTCTCTAAGATCAGAACCATTCTTTATGCTGCTATCCGAGAAGGGCAATTCTCGCAGGACAAGAACCCGTTTTTCCACGTAAAGCTGAAGACAAAAGATGTAATCAAAGAGCATCTCAAGCAAGAGGAGATCGACAGAATTATTGCGCTTGATCTCACTAAAGGTTCGGCTATTTGGGATGCTAGAAACTACTTTATGTTTGCCTACTACATGTTTGGCATTCGCATATCTGATGTGTTGCAGCTTAAGCCAGAAAACATCATTAAAGACGGGGATGATGAACGCGCCAAATTCGAGATGGACAAGACTGAAAAGAACCACGGCATTCTCATTATGCGCCCGGCCCGTGAGATAATGGATCTTTATAAAACAGGACGTTTCATATTCCCTGCACTTGAGGGGTATGACATAAGTAATGAATGGTCTAAGAGAAGTGCTATTGAGTCCAGAACCGCAGCTATCAACGATCAACTTAAAAAGGTTATGGAACTGGCAGATGTAACCACGAATGTTAGCACACATATAGCGCGTCACAGTATCACCGGAAAACTGATTTCCGAGGGATGGACGATCTATGATATTTCTAAGGCGCTTGGTCATTCGTCTATTAAGCAGACTGAGACATACCTAAGAGGCTTTGACTTTGCCGACTACTTGGACGACAAGGTAAAAAAGCTCTGGGATTAATCATCTGATTCTATGTATGCGTGTATGGCGTCGATGTGGTAGTAGTAATTTTTCTCTTTCTTTTTGGCCTCAATAAGTCCTTCTCGGCGCTTTTCCTGTAGGGTTCCCTTTTTTAGCCCCAAGTACTCAGCCGTCTCTTCTTCAGTTAGCCACGTCTTGTCGGAATACGTCTTTTGCTTTAGCGCTTTAACGTCCGCAATCTTACGATCAAAAGTATTAGCTACTGTTGACTCAATGGCTTCCAAGAAGCCTCTAGGATTAAATGATATGAAGTTATTATCCATTGTCTTTTCTCGTTTTGCTAGGGCAGGGGAGTAGTTTCACACTGAGCAGCGATCCGCTGCACCGCCTGGTAGTGGCTGTCGATAGCACCGCCGATCAATAACAGTACCACAGTGATGACTAGGGCGCTGAGGATTTGCCAGATGGGTTTCATGCTGTCACCTCCTTGGCCCCTGTCTTTTCAACAGATTCTAAAGCCTCCAGGTAAGCTAGGGCGGCGGCGTGACACAAGGATTCGTCCGATGTGCATTGAACGGGAAGCTTTGCCAATCCAAAGGAGAATATTTGAAACCAGTAGCCATCTCTACCTATTCGAGACCCACCCTTGTAAGTCCAGTTTTTCTTGGTCTCTATCCGCTCACAGAGTGCGCCGAAGAGTACATGCATAGACATAGGGGAGTCTGATCCAAATTTAATTGGGTATGTAGCCACGTAGTAAAAGTCGTCTTCCTCATTATACTTCATCCACTCCCCGTCAACCGCCACTATCCGCTCCATTGCTTCTGTTAGGTTCATACCACCACCTCCTCAGCTTCTAGCTTCTTAACAGCCTCCAGCGCTTTCACATAAGCCTCCATCATAGCATGGGCAGGGCCTTGGGTTGTTTGCCCACTGTGGAGTCCGTCCCAGCTACATGTGTAGACCTGGCAGACATAAGTGAGCGGTTTGTCTTTGGCTTCACGTGCAATGGTTAGGTTGTAGTACCATCCGTGTGCTATGATAGCCTTCTGTAAAATGCCTTGAACACTATACTCATTAAAGCCATTCTCAAACGTTCCAAACTTAATGAACTCAAAGAGCGAGTGATTCCCATCTTCCACCTTCTTAATATCTCCAACCCACATGCCGACCGTGCCAAGGAAGCGACACCGCTGTGGCTCTATTGCGCTCCATTTTTCGATTAGAGTTTTAAAGTCCTTCATGCCGCTTGCCTCACTGGTTCAATTATCATAAAAAGTGTGTAAGATTCTCCCTTTGTTTTCAGGGCTTTCATTGTCCCACTCTCCACATACTTTGCCGAGTCATTCTCAAGAATGCCAGCATGTACTAGCCCGTCCTGAATCAGCTTAGGAGTAGGGGATAGGTTATCCCAGTCAAACCGCTTTCTACCATCGCCAAAGTAACACTCGACAACTACCTGTACTGGGTACTGAACAACGGGTGTTAAGCCCTGCCTTTTTGCCTCTACCGATACCAGCCTGTGCCACCTATCAACCCACCCTTTTCTGCGGGTGTAGTGGGCACGGTCGTACTCGTTGAGGCTGGGGCCGATATCAGGTACTTTGAAAAGTTGCGACTTTGGTTGGGGTTCGGATGTATCCAGATCTTCCACCAGGCGCACGCTAAGGGGGGTAGAATCGACGCAGAGGTGCTGTGTCGTATTCCTCGGCCTATCAGCGTCAGATCGTACGCCTGCGGGAAAATCGACTTTCCGCAATTTGGACGGTTCTGTGTAGCTCACATCCCCACGTTCCAGTACGATATCATCCCACGTTTTCTTCATGCCGCCATCCTCTGCACACTCATGCGCGCATTGCAGTGGGGGCAACACCTATCGGCGATCAATATCCTATCTCTGCCTTTACCCATCACGTAGCCCTTTTGGGTTAGTGCTTGGAGGTATTGCGTGTAGGTGTTGGGAGACTTAAGCGTTAGGTCTTCCGCTGCCTGCCTGTATGTTGGGAAGCTGCCGTGGGCGGCTATGTATCGCCGCAGGTAGTTAAGCACCCGCTCTTGTTTGGTTGTTAGTCTTCTCATGATTCTTTTGCTAAGACACCAATTGCAAAAAGTCCGATATAGGATGCATATGGCAGAAAGACTAGAAACCAGTTCACGTCTGCCAGTCCTGTTACATTGAGGCCAACAAGCATCAATGTCATTGCTTCTCCAAAATTCAGTTTCATGCTGCTTTCCTCCGTGCTGAGCGCCCCACAGGAAGGGTGCGCGCTTTGATGATTGTTGCTGATGAATCGTTGGAATAGGTACCTGTGAAAGTCTGTAGGGCCCATGAAAGCGCATCATTTTCAGACCAACCTCGCTTTACTAGAAAATCAATGGCTTCTCCTCTTGATAATTCTCCATCAAGGATTAGTCTTGTTGCTTGATCTTTAGGCTCAAGCGATGACAGTGGTTTTTCTTTCTTATGCTTCTCCCACTTTCTGTTTAGCTGTCTGTACTCTTCTTTGGCGCGGGCAAGAGTTATGCTTTTGCCCGTCCTGAGCTTCATGGTGCTTTTGATTGGAAGTAATTCTAACTGGCTCATTGCGCTACCTCAACAACTGGTAATTCCAAAAACATATCGAGTTGTGCTGGGTCATCGAAGGGGATAGGCGCACGGCCATTTAGCCCATCGTCCCTGTCTTTGAATGCAAGGCATGTTGGTTCGCCGTTGAAGTACACCCAGTACTCAGCCGGAAAGCCTTCCTGGTTGGTGTAGTAGAAAAGTGCATTCGTATGAATGTCGCACCAGCGCTCGGTCTCAATGTCTTCATGCGCACATCTATCACAGAACTTTGCCTCAAAAATGCATCCTTCACTACCATTGCTTGGACTATAAGGAGGCCAAGGGCCTTTCTGGATTGGGGGTGCAAGTGGCGGAATGTCGTCCAGTGATTTCAAAAAGTCGTCGTTCGGGTTGTTCATGCCGCATTCCTCATCGGTCTAATTTTCCGCAGGTCGTTGTTAATCCGTGATTCCACAAGCACGGTGGATTTCATGCGCTTAGGCAGCAGGGACAGGTAGTAGGCGTGCAGTTCAGCCATCCGCACATGGTCTGCGTACATGACCACGCGGCAGCGCTCTGCCAGGTCTGCCTTCAGCTTGTGAGCGTTGTATTTCATGCTGCTTTCCGTGGTGTGAAGATTAAAGTTCTTCCTGTGAGTGTCTTTGAGTCTACCTGTCCAGCACCCATAGCTTTAGCCTCGCACATTGCACACACAGGCCACGAATCCAGTGGTTCTTCTCGGAGCATCGCCCCTTTATCTAAGCTTGTAGCCTGACCGCACCAAGCATGTACAGAGACATGGTGTACATAGGGATTTTTGAATGAATCGTATTTATCCCAGTGGTAAAACGTGGTCAGTGATCTGACCCTATGAAACCTGCTCATTCTGCGAGTTGCAAAGAAAGGTAGGGCAGATTTAGCTCTGACGGGACGCGGCCCAACGCTGAAGTTGTGCCAACCATCAAATTGACCACGAACAGGGAATAGTTTTACATGCTTTTCTCTCATGCCGCCAACCTCAATTCCATTTGTCCACTAGCAACAGGCCACAGCCCATGCATCGCCAGCGTGACGGGCACCCACACCCAGAAGCGGAACTGGTCAACCGTCCCGGTGATGTTCTTGCTGTACTGGTAGTCCGCCTGCATAGCGTCGATGCTGGGGTAGGGAGTGAACGTCCCGTCAACATGCCTGCACCCCTTGAAGCAGTGGGCAGGGTTCGCCCTGTACTCGGTCGGATTGGCTAAGGTCTCCTGCATGTGCTGCGGTAGATCGTGCGGCTTTAGCTCGCCAGCTACGAATGCCTGGAGCGCTGTGCGGTCTGCGTCAGTCATCTCGCTACCTCCGTCCCGTACTCAGATTTCAGCGCTATGGCGTACTTGTAGCCGATGTAGCACATGAACGCCGTAAGGGCGAAGACAGCCAGCATTAGCAAGTACATGCCGATGCGCTTGCCCCTGCTTTCCGGGTAGTGCGTTTTGGTTAGCTTGTTCATGCTGGCACCTGTGCTTCTAGTGCGCTTAGATATGCGGTTAGCAGGGCCTCGGCTGGGGAGTTGCTACTTTCAGCTTCCCATGACCCTATCACCTTACCATCTTTGTCAATCTGCGCATACCACCAATTAATAGTTTCACCACCTAATCCGATATGCCACCGGAGTCCATCCCGCGCCTCGATTGCCTCCTGGACAGCGCCTTGGATAATCGGTAAGTGCCAGCGCCTTGTTTCTATCACAAGCACGTTAGGGAATGTGTTAAGCGAATAGTAGAGGCCATCCGTGTGTATTTCACACCGATTTGGTTCAGTCTCTGCCCATCGTTCAAGTAAATCTTTCATGCTGCTTTCCCGGTTAAATCTTTCAGGTATTCGTCGTAGGTGCGGGTGTCGTCTGGGGGGATGTTGTACTCCCCGCAGATGCGAACCATGTGTCCATTGTATTCTTTGTAGAGGTTCACTTTCTGTCCCATCAGATCTTCTAGCTTCTCCAGTAAGCCGAGGAAGTTACCCTTGTAGACAACACACAATTCTCGCTCTGAATCTTTATTCCACCTCTCGATCTTGTGAAGCCTCTTGCCATCTTTAGGCGCAGCACCTCGCCTGACACGCCAAGTACGGTCAACGGTCATGGCGAAGTGCTTAGGATAGCCTACAGGGTTTAGTATTAGTTTGCGTGCTGTGCTCATGACTAGAAGGGGAGATCGTCGTCTGGAGTAAAGTTACCCGATGGTGCTGCCTTCGCTGGTTGCTCCTTAGTGGCATGCATCCCGCCTCCTTCACGCCCTGAAAGCATCATCATCTCCCGCGCCTTGATCTCAGTCACCCACTTGGTATTTCCGTCCTTGTCGTCATAAGACCGCGTTTGCAATGATCCTTCGAAGTAGACTTGAGAGCCTTTCTTCAGGTACTCCCCGCAGATCTCTGCAAGTCGGCTCCAGGCCACGATGCTGTGCCACTCCGTCTTGTCCACCATCTCGCCACTAGCGTCTTTGTAGGATTCATTAGTGGCAAGCCTCATGTTGCACACGGCGGTTCCGCTCCCTGTGTAGCGTAGTTCAGGGTCTTGTCCCAGGTTGCCTACTAAGATTACTTTGTTTATTCCACGTGCCATTATAAAAGCCTCGTATGTTTATGCAGCAGCTTTGCGCTGCTCGTTGTTGATAATTCTAATTACAGACCGGATGTAAGCAGCGGTTAACTTCCGCAGGCCATCAGCTACAAGTGATTCTTTTATCTCTTCAGGTTCAGTAGTGCCTTCCTTGTAGAGCTTTCTTATAGCTGCCTCATGCTTTTCCATGTCTGTTATCTGAGTGTTGATGAAGTTGTAGACTGATTCGACGTAGGCCGGACTATTAGCCGACCACGGCGGCGTGTGATGCTCCGCCATCTCGAAGTGTCCGTAGAGCCAGCGCGCAAACTCCACCTCATGCTCATCTAGGGCACCACGGTTCTGCTTGACGAAGCCTTGAAGCTCCATTCGCGCTACGTGCCAGGGACGAGGCCCCCAGAGGTCTTTTGGTATGGTAAAAAGCTGTTTCATTTAGTAGCTGTCACCTTTTGTCACTTTCATTGTCACCTTTTCAAAAGGGGGCCTCGTCTGTAGGATTGAAAAGGTTGTCACTTCTGTCACCTTTGTCACTTTGGGGCGAAATGTGCCCATTCTGGGCTTTATTTGGCGATTCTGAAAGTGACAGCAAAGGTGACAGCTCTGTATCTTTATGAGGTGCTGTCACCTTTTTATTGTCTGCAAAACTAGACGAAGTGACAGAAGTGACAGAAGTGACAGGGTTTAGCATATACATGCCCCTTTGCCTCTTTGTCACTGTCCCATCACCCAACATGCGTCCCAAAGTCTGCTTGACCAGATCGTACTTAATCCCTGTTCTTTCAGACACTTCCTTGGGGCCTATTGACTCGTTGATATCAAGCGATTGTAGACAGGAAAGTATCTCTGCTTTCGTGTTGTTCATCCCGAACTCTGCCGAATCCCCTTGGTTAATCCATGTAAGAAGTTGCTGATCGAAAGTCATGGCCATCTCGACATCTTCTATGTCGCGGCCCCTAACATATAGGTCTACACCCTCATGCTTATTAGATCTCCTCAAGACCATGCCCTGATCTACTGCCCCCATTAAGCCAGTAGACCCCGATGCCATATCGAAAGGGTCGTCAGCTTCCGGCATCTTGTTGGTATGGTGTATAATCAGAATAGAAGTGTCAAATTCTTCTGCTAAATGAGCATACGGGTTAACACTGTCATAGTCGCGCTCGTAAACATTACGATTTGTGTCCCTGCCGCGAATCATCTTGAGCGTATCAATTATTACAAGCTCTGTATCCTTGAAGAAACCCAACCAAAGCCGTAGCTGGTCTAAGCCGCCATTATCGACTTTAGGCCATTCAGGGTAGAAGTGAAGATCTTTGTTTTCTGTTGCGCCAGCCATTAATGCCTCAAGGCGCTTCTTTAATCCCTTCTTTGATCCCTCTAGAACTAAGTATAAAACCCTTCCTTTGTTAACCTTGATGTTACCAAGCGCATAGCCACCTGATGAGACAGACACTGCAAGATTCAAAGCAAAGAAACTCTTGCCAGTTTTTGGCTTGCCAACTAGTAGAGTTGCACCTTCTGGTAGTACTCCAGGGACTACCCACTTGATGTCAGGCAGCTCCATTCCTAGAAGTTCAGTAGCAGTAAATCCCTTTTGAAGCAATAATTCGATTTCATCAGCTTCATCTTCTGGTTCAGTATCCTCTGTTTCAATCTCCTCAATGATGCCACCTTTCATAACATTAGCTATGAAGGTGTGCATAGATTCGTTTCCTTGTGGGTACTGTCTACAAATAGACTTGGCAAGATCCCTTATATTTTCTTCGGGGCCTGGTATTTCACATCTGGTTTGATTGGTAAACCAAAGTGCTTCAAAAATCGCATCCTCATCAAAGCCCCCCAAG